ACATGCATTTCCATAGACCTGTGCATTTCCAGAGATCCATGCATTTCCATAGACCCATGCATTCTCGAAAACCTTTGCATTTCCATAGACTTGTGCATTGCCGGAGATCTTTGCATTGCCGAAAACTTGTGCATTGCCGGAGACCCATGCATTGCCGTCATCATCAATGTTACTTTCTTTCTCTACAAATCCTCCGAGGTCTCCTTCTTTCACATTTCCAAATTCCACAAGAGCCTTGATTCTAAATAATTTCTTTCCAAAAATATTGGTCACATATTCTGCTGTAAGTTCAAATTTTTTCATTTTCTCACCCTCTCTATCAAGCAAACGGTAACTCTTCGTCAATTCCATCTGGGATGTTCATGAAACCATTTTCATCAGTCATTGGATTAACTGCATTACTTGGATTAGCCGAAGCTGCGCTCTGCTGATTGCTGTTCTTACTTTCGCCAAACTCAATCTCTTCCACCAGAACATCTGTAGTGTAGACCTTGTTTCCGTCCTTGTTCGTATAAGAGCCGGTCTGAATCCGTCCACAAATATTAGCTTTCATACCTTTACGGAAGTATTTTTCGATAAACTCCCCAGATTTTCCGAACGCTACACAGTTGATAAAATCAGCCGTCTGGTTTCCATCGCCTTTGAATCTCCTGTCTACTGCCAGAGTAAATTTCGCAACCGCAGTTGTTTTCTCTCCGTTTGAGTATCTTACGTCAGGATCCTTGGTTAATCGTCCCATCAAAATTACTTTATTCATTGTTTTCCTCCAGCTTTTCTACTTCAATCTTCCAGAACGGGTGATTGACAACATTTCCTTCCACCACCTTTTCGACTCCGTAAATTTCCGCAATATCAACATCCTCATTGTCAAAATCGCAACACTGGTCAAATGCTTTCTCTTTTGCTTCCTTTTCGTTCTCTGCTTCTACCGTCACGTAGGAATACCCTACAATCGGAACTGTTACGCAAAATTTCATTTCTTATCATCCTAAAACGGGCATTCACCCGGATTTCTTAATTCTAATTCCATGCCAGGCTCCGCAACGCACACATTGACGTTTGGAACGGCTTTTTTCATTTTTTCAATGAATTTACCGGCATCTGCATTTTCTTTTGATAAATGGCACATAATAACGTTCTGCAACTGATCTGATGCATTGGCTTTCACAAAGTCGCAAGCCGTGTCAATGCTCATGTGTCCCCGGACAACATGGTTTTTCTTTGCATCGTCACCGGATAATAATTCCGGGTCATAATTAACACCAAGTAAAATGTGATTTACATTTTTGAACCGCCACTTAATCAACTCTGTGTCAGTTGCGTAAATCATTGTCCCCATCTCCGGGTGCTGAATCCAAAAACCGTAACACGGGCATTCAGAACCGTCACCGTTTGTATGAGTCCATTTTCCATCCACCGTTTTTAATGCAAATGCACTAATATCAAATCTTGATTTTTTTAATTTGTAACTTAAGTTTTCAGACTTACTTGCTATTAAATATGGTATAACTGTATGAAACCCAGTCTTACACAACTCTATAACCGACTTACTGTGATCGAGGTGATGGTGGGTGCATAACACACCTAAGACATTTTTAATGTTCCAATTCAAACCTTTCTTAATTTCCTTGATCGGTACTCCGCAATCGAGGATAAGTTTTTCTCCACTGTCGGATGTTACGGTGTAGCAGTTCCCTGTGCTTCCTGTCGCGATGCATTTAAGCTTCATATGCAACCTCCACAGCAACCATACGGCACATTGTCATTAAACACCTTATCAATTTCACTTGCATACTTGCGGTATTCTTCTGGTATTTCTTCTACATCTATCTGCCATTCTCCTTTGTAGGCTTCGTAATCGTCTCCCACATATCCGCCAGAGTGCCAAAATATAGGTTGTATTCCTGTGCGTTTCTGCATTCCAGTGCCATACACATTACCAAATACTACATTTTCACCGTCAATTTCCAGTGTTAAATTTCCGCTACATAAATTAGGATATCCCCCTGTATAGCTTATGAATTTAACATGCTCTGTGTTTTTAATGATCAGCATTTTCTATCCTCACTTTCCTTTCTGATAGCCTTATGAAAAGCGCCATCCTCAAGCCACCTCAAGACGGTTAAAAGTTGAGTATGCTTAATCACTTCAATGTGCTTTGTGTTGTGATACCACATAACCCATTCCTGTTTCAGAAGTTCTTCAAGGCTTGTTATTGGTTCGCCTTCCTCAAATTTCCGATTCTTTTTCAGATATTCCATGTGTTGCTTCTTGTAATCACATTCCCAACATTTTTCCGAAAAACTTGCGAAATGCTTCCCTTTTATATCCACTGACGATGAGCAATATCTGCACGGATTCTGTCTCATACTTTCACCTCATTGTCTGCCGGAAACCGGAAAACCTTAGGATTATCAAAAAACGTATAAAAGCTATCATCATTTGTTGCCTGAGCAAATTTCAAATACGCTTCTCTCAACAATTCCATGACTTTCAAGGCTTTTTCTCTGGAAGAATATTCGGCAATTACTCTTAATTTTCCTTGTCCAGTGGTATAAACTACATCTTTCGCTACTTTGATTTTCCAATCATCTGTAGCACTGAAAACAAAATCTTCATACGGCATATCCGTATATCCATCCTGCGAAATTACTCTCATCTTATCCCTCCTGCATGAATTCCGGCATTGCCTGCTGCCCGTCCGGTTCGGTCACTGTTCCAGCGGTTTCTTCCGGTTCAAAATCCATAGAATTTGCATTCTGAACGATCTCTTCATGAGCCTGCTCCTGTACATCTTCGATCTTGTATTCTTTGAAATCACCGTCAATAATCTCTTCTTTTGTGTACAGACCCATAGTCAGCTCTGGACAGTTAAGACTTGAAAAGAAAGAAGCTGCTCTATATCGAAGCATTAGCTGTGGCATGGTTTTCCATTTGCTTCCGTTTTTGCCAAGCCATCCCTCTGCTCTCGCCATATCCATGTCAACAGTCATTCCTTCAACTTTTCTACCATTTTTCATTGCCCATGCTGTGCAAGAAAATGGCTTTCCATCCTTGTCTTTCTTCTCCTCGAACTGTAATTCCGTATCAAATTTTCCGCTGTTATTGATCGCAGCAATCAAAAACTTGGAACTCCATGACGGTCTTCCCTGAATCACATTAAGATTCTGCATTACCATAAGTGGACTTACGTGCAATCTCTGTGCCTGCTCAATGGCAATCAGACAATTCGCTTCGTTTCTCTGGAACGTTTGTGGCACTATGGTTGAGCTTGACAATGCTTTTGCCATCTGCATAGCCATAATGAAGTTGTCTGATGTTCCGAAAATTCCAAGGCTGTAATCTGTCACTTTATTTCTTGATATTTCTCTCTTTTCCTCTGTTACTGCTACCTGTGTATCTGCCATAATTACTTATTCCTCCAATAATTCTTTTACATATAAATCCATCGAGTGGCACAACTTAATGCAATTTCCCAGATCTAACCAGTTCTGACCTTTGCTTTCAGAATTACTTTTAGTTCTGTTTCCGCCATTTATTTTTCCTCTGATTCAAAGATTGCAGAAGAAAAGATACAAAACGGGCGAACACCGATGCCGTCGCCGCAATCGTCGTTGCTGACACGGCCGGCCGGAGCAACAACGGCAACACTGTTTTCGAAATCATTGCAAGGTGTACTCCACGGAGAAATCAACCAGAACCAATCTTCTGTATTTGGAATCAGCTTTCTGTATTTTCGGTACTCGTCCACTGTCAAAAGTGACACTTTATCATCACAGGTTCCGTACTCCGTCTGGCCGTCCAAAGAAAGAAGATTTCTTTCAAATCCTATCAGATTACCTGCTCCGATTTCTGATTCAATCTTTTTCAAAAATTCTTCATTCAAATACTTCCGAAGATCGCTGGTTCTCCAGTCATTGTTTTCAGAGCTGAATTTCATTTCACCTATAGAATCAGACAGGCAAACATAACCGTCAGTTGTGATATCAATAATCTTCCAATTAACTCCTGCCAGTTCAAATGTTTCACCAATAGTAAAAAATTTGGAAAATTTCTTTTTGCATTCTACTTTCTGGCCGCTTCTCAGCTCTTCCATTTCTTTTTTTAACACATCAATCTGTTCCTGCAATGCTTTCATTGTTAATCCCATTTTCATTCTCCCTTCGATACAAAGATATTAGATTTTAAGATACAAAACGGGACATCGAGGCTGCTGCGGCAAAAGTAGTAGTAGAAATTCCCGGTCGGAGCAACAACGGCAATTGAATATTTCCGTCCTCTATCTTCTGTGCTCCAAGGTGTGCATGTCCACCACCAATCATTAAGGTTTTTATTAACCAGTAAATTGTTGTACAGTCTGGCTTCGTCGAATGTGATTGGTCTGACTTTGCACTTGAATCCTGCGAACTCATCCTGCATATCTACACTTGTCAGATCAACCTCATGCTCAATAAGGTTTTTTGATCCGACTTCCTTCTCAATAACCGGCTGGATCAGATTCTCGATAACCTTTTTCAGATTTGACTCTTTATAGTTTCTCGAATCCTCATCAAATTTCACATTTTCAGCAATGAATCCTTTGGAAATTACTGCTGTTCTTTCTTCGCACTGCTCCAATACAATAAAATCATGCTCTCCAATTTTGAATACATCTCCCGGATTCAAAGTTGAAAGCTGCACTTTCGACTGTTTTTCCTCTTCTTCCAGCTTCTTAACCAGTTCTCTTGCCATATCCAATGCTTTACACATTTTTACTCCTCACTTTCTTCAAACGTTTTTAATTGCTCCGCTAATTTCTTACATTCTTCTGCCACATATTCTTCTGTGCGAACAATTAAACCATCAATATGAAATTTACTTTCAATCTCAATTTGCATAGAAAGATTTTTTCTATAATTAGGAAATCTTTCATAGGCAAGTTCCAATTCTTTCCCATCGTCACAATGTCCACAGTCAAAGCCAAACCACCATAAATCACTTTCAATCGGATAGCTTGAGTTTTTACCGCCGCCTGCAAAGGTAATACCGCCGTGACATTGGAAATATGCTTCAATTTTTATTCTTTCATCTTCATCGAAACAAGCACACAGTAAAGGAAAAATTCCGCTTATCTCTCTATCTCCTAAATCTTTCTTTTTGATTTTCAAGTAATCAGAACAATGTTTTCCATATAAAGAGTGGTTTTTAGGAATACCAACATATCCACATCTATGCCCTAACACTCCGAATGTAACGACACATTCATATCCCATATGTTTGAATTGTCGTTCTACAACATATCTGTCATTCATAGTGCTACCCCTCCACTTTTAATTCTTTTCCATCGTTTACGATCAGCATAACCAGCTGTCCGTCCACCATATCAATAACCTTCTTCTGGTTTTCAGAGTCTAACGACTCACAATCATCCAACCAGATCGGCACTGAAATTCCTTCGATTTTCTGGATGCTCCGGCAAATATCCAGTTTTCCGAGAATCCGGTTCCCTTTATTGCTGATGGTGGTCAGAATGGACTTTGCATCAATCTGCGGGATGCATACAGACTTATAATTGCCGTTCTTTGCATTCTCGAACAGCTTCCATTTAACCAGTCCAAAATGGCTGTTGATTTCATCGGAAAGTAGCTCGTTTTTCTTCTTTTCCAGTTTTGCCAGAAGGTCAAGGATATGCTCTGCATCCGTCTTTTTCTGTCCCAGGTCAAGCTTTCTTGCTTTCAGTTCTTCCAGTCGTTCTTCTTCTGCGGAAGTATCCGACTGTGCAATTTTCTGTTCGCAGGCTCTCAGCTGCTCGTTCAGCTCCGATTCTTCCTGTTTAAGCTGTTCTTTCAGATCAGAAGCGTTTCCAAACTGTTCCAGGTACTTTTCTTTTTCAGCAATTTGGTTCTGAATTTTCTTATATTCTTCATTACCGGAAATATCCGCAGCAACCGGAATTTTTTCTTCTTTTTCTTTGAGAAGTCGAATTTCTTCTTCGACATTTCTGATATTTTCAGTTGTCTCTTTCAAAGAATCATTCAGTTTCTCGACTTCCTGTTCATCTTCTTCAATCGTCTTTTTCAGCGACATTCCTTTATCGGTAATCCGCTTTAACTCAGCTTCTTTTCTGACAGCGAACTCTGACCGGAGCTGTTCTTTCTTGTCCTCTGGATATTCCTGCCCGCAGTACACGCATACGGTGCTACTTTCATCAAAAACTCTGGTTTTCTCTTGCTTCCACAGATTTGCAAGCTGTTGTTTTCCCTCAGACAGCTTTTTAATGGAAGCCGTCAAAAGCCTAACATTTCTGCTGCAATCATCGGATTTAATTTCCATGTTTCTCTTGTCTCTTTCTTTTTCTGAAATCCTGATCCTGATTTCCCTGACTTTTTCAGAAAGAGCATTATTCGCCTGATTCTGCATATCAGACAGTTTGAATTTCAGCTCCATGATTCCGGCAGTAGCAGCTTCATAATCTTTCAAAATGTTCTGACTATCAGCCTGTTTTTTCAGATTCTCTGCAATCTGTTCTTTCAGTGCATTTCTCTGCAATTCCAGATCAGACACATCAATGTCGGATTTCAACTTGATGTCTCGTTCTTTCTCCTTGATCTGCCCATCCAGAACCGGAAGTTCTTTCTCAATATCCGATTTCTTTTTCTTATTCATGGCAGATAACTCCTCAACTGAATAATCTTTCAGCTTTTCTTCCAGTCCATGAAGGCTTTCGTTCTCCCGGCAAACATACAAATCTGAAAATTCTTTTGATAGAGAAAACAAATATGCTCTCATTTCATCTGCTTTTTTTACTAAAAAAGCTTCCGGATTCGAGCAGCTTTTCAAAAGTCCCATATCAATTCCAAGATATGATTCAAATTCTGCTTTTTTCTTTGGAACATCATTGATAAAATATTTATTATCATCTTTGTAGGATGCTCCGTCCTTGCTGATCGTCCGGTTCTGTACCTTTCGCATGGAAATTTCTTTTCCATCCAGATCAAATATCAGTGTTACTTCTACATCAGAATCCATTACCGGAGATCCTGTAACTTCCCTACGAACTGTCGGACTGCTTTTCAGATTATAGTCGCAGTCAAAAAGCACCCATGTGTATGCTGTTGCAATACTCGACTTTCCAGCACCATTTTTTCCGGAAATTTTAGTAATATCTGAAAAATCAATTTCCGCTTCCAGATACGCCATGAAGTTGCGAAGAACCATTTTTATAAGCTTCATATTCCCTCTCCCTTTCAGCTTTTATCTCATTCGCTGTTGTGATTGCTAATTCCGTTCCAAGAATCCTCAATTCCAGTTCTACATCGACATGCTTATCTGCTGCCAGCAAATCAACAAGAACATCAGCTCTTGTTTCGATGTCAAGAAGTCTGTCGTATGTGTCTTTTCTGATGCAGACATATTCATCTTCTCTAAGCTCGACTTCCTTCATTTTTCGCCCTCCGCATACTCAACCTTCCCGTCATTGATTTCAACGGTTTTTCCGCTCTTTTCAAATCTTTCTACGCATTCCTGCACTGTCATTTCCTTTTTCATCTTATTCTCCTTCTTTCCAATCTTCTGAATTTATCCACGGAACGAATGATCCCGCTCTCTTTATGGATCACTTTTAAGTAAAATTCTGTTTCTCCTGCCAGCATCCAATTATTTGGATTTAGCCTGGACGCTGCCACAGCTTCTTTTTGCTCTCTTGTGAGGCGTTTCGGTTGCTTCATCTTTTCTTTCTCCACGAAACATACCAGGTATATGCCACGATTGCTGTAACTTCTGCAATAATGCAGGACAAAAATCCAACCCAAAATTCTGGAATATAAATCGTCATTACTTTTTTCCTCCTATTTCCCGTGCAGTCTTTCCAGTTCCTCTGCACGTTTCAAAATCTCATCAGCATAGTTGCTAAGCTTTTCATCCTCATACGCTCCGATTCCGTAATTATCGGAATATCCTGCGTTATAGAACATCAATGCCGGTGCCGCTTCACCATATTTGTGAAGCAGTTCTTCCAGAATCGTTACTCCCACGTAAATGTTGTCGTATGGATCTGTCATATCACGGTCGCCTATCAACTCTTTGTGGATCTCTTTATTCACCTGCATGAGTCCTACACAGTTACCGTTTACCGCCGCTGGATCCCAGCTGGATTCCTTTTCAATCATTGCCTCCACCAGCTCAGGCAAAATGTCTTTGTCCTCGCAGAGTCTTTCGATATACTCCTGCCAGTCACCCTGATGATCGCTCCCGGCATTCGCAATCAGAGCAAAGCCAGCAAACAACAATATTACGATTACTACCGCTGTTATCATCCTTTTCATACCGCCCCCGCCTGTTTCATAAATTTGTTTATAAAATACTGCTGACCTTTTCCTGTAACTTTTGGAGTTTTGCTTATCACATTCAGTCCATCGCCATTAAGATGTGTGCTTTCCTTAATCTCGAAAAGTCCCATCTCCATGCTCCTCTGAGTCGGCATATTGTAATCAGACCCTTTTCTCAGAATCAGATACCCGTTAGCTCTCATCCACTCGAATAACCTCTTCTGCCCGATCTGGCAACCATTCTGGCAGATCAGTTTTGCAAGGTCTCCAATCAGTATGGAGGTCTTACTGGCGGACACCGCATCAGCAAATATCTCTTTCGGTTTCATCCGCTCACAGTCCTCGATCAGCTTTGTGTTATGCTCCTTCAGACTATCAATAGTTCGGTTCGCAATCTTCAACGCCCTTGCCATCACCTGCTCCGGTGTGTTCCAGGCTTTTTCCAGATCAAGCAAATACTGTCTGCACTGCTTACCTTTCTCTGTCCGGCTCATAAGGCATAAGTGCTTTGCCATATCAACAGTCAGATTGTAGTCCTGAATTTCCTTTTCACCTCCGTATTGATTGCCCTGTACCTTTAGGTACGCAGCATTAAAATCTTCTCCCTCAACAAACCCCTGTGAATTTGTCTCAAACCAAGCAGAAAATCTTTTGCTGATTTCCAACTGCTCATGCAGTTCTCTCGCCGATACGGTTTGCGTATCAAAATTTACATTCAATAACTCATTCATTTTTTACTCACCTTCTTTCTTCATCTCTTGTGGCACTTAATCGGTGTTACCTTATGGCTGCGATACGGTCTCGGCGGAACTACTTTAGTGTTTGCTTCCAGCCTTTTGTTTTTCAAAATATTCTGTTCTTCAACAAATGCCTTGTACTTCTCACACTCATCATGGTAGCTTCCGCATCCTCTCCGTTCGCAGTTCAGACATGGTGCATTACGCATCTAACCACCTACTCTTTCTTGTCGAGCTTGTCTTTCTGCTTCTGATCTGCCATACTCTCAACTTTTCCAAGAATGTAACCCTTGTCAAAATCTGACATCTTCGGAATTGCTTCTTTCAGCTTCTCGACTACCTGTTTTTCTCTTTCACTCATTCAATTCACTTCCTTCCTGTGATATAATGTTTTCAAAAAACGTTGGAGGCTATTATGAAATACGTGCCAAACCACCCAAATACGGATGACTTGTTTCCACATTACAAAATCCCTGATATCGAATTTCCTAAGCACGAAGGCGAAAAATCGTTATACGAGCTTATAGAAAGTCAATCTGCTTATCTCGAAAAGACAAGCAAGGAACTTCACGACATGGCTGAGTCTGCCAAGTCTCAAGCCGAATCAGCTAAAGAGATTGCAGAAAGCTCTAAAGTTCAAGCTAATACTGCCTTGAAAACATCAAGTAAAGCTGATATTAAAGGCTGGATTTCTGTAATTGTAGCCATTGCCTGCGCTTTTATGGAATTTGCTGTTCACCATTCAGAAATCATTGAGTTCGTCAAAACTTTGGTAAAATAAAATGGCAGAATATCTGAAGCAGCAAAGTAAATATTGAAATCACTAATGCAACATCTGAAATACTTGGTTTTTTCATCATTTCATCCCCTTTCTTTGTTGACTGTAAAACAATTATAAGTCGCAATAAAACAATTGTCAAGATATTTTTGTTGATTTTTTCAACATTTTATGTTACTATAATTTTGCAGAAAGGAGGATGAATAAATGCATGAGAGAATAAAAGAAATTCGCAATGCTCTCGGATTGACTCAGCAGGAATTTGCTGACGCTGTGAAAGTAAAAAGAAATACAGTTGCCACATACGAAATGGGCAGAAGCATTCCCAGTGATGCAGCAGTTGCATTGATTTGCAAACAATTTGAAGTTAATGAAAATTGGCTACGAACTGGTGAAGGGGAAATGTTCGTTAAGAAAAGCAAAGATGAACAGATCGGTGACTTGATCGGAGAAGTCTTAAAAACTGATGAAGATAGCTTCAAACGTAGGCTTGTATCCGCATTATCAAAACTGGACGAATCCGAGTGGGGAGTGCTTGAAAAGCTGATCGACTCAATAGCCGAGAAGAACAAGTAAAAAGAAAGACAAGGGACATGCGCAATCCCTTGTCTTTTCTCTATTCTAACAATTTTTTCAAAAGTGCATATACTGCTTTTAGCCAATCAATATTGTCAATTTTCTTCACCATCTCAATAATCCGTTCCCTGTAAACTTCCTTCTCATTCACTAAAAACCCTCCAATCAAAAATCCGCATGTGCCGTAAAGTATCTTAATAAAATTATAGAACATATGTTCTTATTTTGTCAATATATATCAAATTATGTCGAATTATGCAGTAATATGTAAAACGATTGGGAATCTGGAAATATTGACAGATTTTTTCTAAAAAAGTAAAATTTATATTATGAGGGAACACCATGCGGATTAGTGCTCCCCCAGCCAGAAGTTGATGTCTCTTAATTGAGACAAGCATATTTTAACACTTTAAAGAGGGAGGACGGAACACCATGAAAAAGGAAAATTTGTATAAATTATCGGGACATTTTACCAGAGAAAACACTATCTTTACAGATAATTTGCGTCACAACTTGGATATTTGCTTAAAGTATTCAGACATTACCATTCATGAACTGGCTGAATCCGCTGGCATTTCATTTGACACGCTTAAAAATCTGTTGTACCAGAACTCAAAAGATTGCAAGCTGTCCACTGCTGCCCTCTTAGCAAAGGCTATAGGTGTTACAGTGGATGAGCTAATCGGACTTGACACAATTTCAGAAGAGGACATGGACTGTATCACCATGTTTCGGCAAATGCCAAGACATTACCAGTATTTTGTGCGCTGGTTTGTCCGCAGGCAATACGATCTTTCTTTAGGCTGTTTCAGGCAAGGAAGAAAGACCGTCCCTGTGATGAATCTGGAGGAACACCCAGACGGCACGTTACATATTTCCGGTGATTTTGAATCTTTTGATATCACTTATATTCCTCAAAATATCAAGCCACAAATTTTTATGGGTATAAAAACCTCCGTGGAATACTATATGCCGCACTACACTCCATACGACATTCTTCTGATCGCAAACGACCGCACTCCAAAACCTACGGAAGACAGCATTATCATCTACGGCGATAACGTTTTTATTGCCCGTAGAAGTCCTTGCGGAAATAGTAAATTTGAATATGTGAGCATTAGGGATAAAAGATTCAGGTGCTCCGAATCTGACGTTGATAATGTAATCGGTTATGTTGCATTAGTAATTGACCAATAACTTCTTGAAATAAACCGATAAAACTGTTATAATATAAGCAAATTTAACCGAATCCGCCAGCTCCGCCCAGCTTGCCGTTGAGGGGAGAACGGGGCGCAAAGGATAGGGCGAATCGAGCAAGGACGGCAAACATTTTGAGAATCACGCTCACTGGACATGGTAGAAATACTGTGTCTGGTGAGCGTTTTTTGTTTGTCTGAAATTGGTAAAACCAACTGGCTAGTGATTGCAACACGAAAAGCGGAAATCCTACACCGCCTGCCAGTTGTTTTTCATAAATGTAGGAATCTATTTGTAGGAGGTAGAGTATATGGCAAAGGTAGTAGTAAAACTGACACAGAATTTCACAACAATTCCAAATGAAATCCTCAAAAACAAGGAAATATCGTTATCGGCTAAAGGATTGCTTATAACGATGCTAAGTCTGCCGGACAATTGGAATTATACAGTGGAAGGACTTACAAAAATTGTCAAAGAAGGAAAAGATAAAGTCAGAAGTTCTTTAACAGAGCTTATAAACAGCGGATATGTTACCAGAGAGCGGGAAAGAAATAAAAATGGTACACTTGGCGGAACGGTTTATACTGTCTATCAAAAACCTGTAGAGCCTAAGACGGTTTCACCTAAGTTGGAAAATCCAACGCAGGATGAACCAATATTGGAAACAACCGCACAATTAAATACTAACATACAAAATACTAAAAGAGAAAATAAAAAAGAAAATAAAAGTATGAGAGTATGCTCTTTTTCGAGGGAAAAAGAGGTCTCTCCCTCATCCAAAGGTGGTACATTATCTCCTACAATCATAAAAGCCATTGACGAGGCAATGACGGAAGAAGGAGAAACACCTGTTAGCAGCTTTAGAGAAGAACTGAAAGACATAACCGAATACTTTGTAAATGAATATGCCAGAACACAAGGAAAGCCGCATAAGCCACTCACACGACCGGCTATTAGCAATATCGTATACAACTACCTGCATCAGGATGAGGACGAATATGGAATCATGGATGATGTGTGGACGCTAGACCAGTATATTCCGCTAATTGATATGTACATGCAGACGAACTACCGGGAGGGCATAGAAAAGAGCCTGTCCCACTTTATGTCCGGTTCTATCCGCCGGAACTTAAAAGCAAAATTGATAGAGTAAGAATCATACCGGATGCCGAGGATGCAGGCATCCGCTAACCAGAAAAAGATACTGGCAGACTGCCCGATGGTACTTCTGCCAAGAACGGAGGTGCCTACATGGCAATAAGAACTATGCGATCAGGCGGAGGAATGTCATCGTTTTTGAACGTAAATGGAGTAGACTTCCCGTGTCCAAGGGTTGGATTTTCGTATATCATCAGCACAACGGTAAATGCCGGACGAAACGCAAATAACGCAGTTATTGGGCAGCGAGTAGGAAGAGACATTTTTAAACTGAACAATCTGGAATGGGCAATGCTGGATGCAGAAACATGGCAAAGAATGTTAAAGGCAGTAGAACCATTTTATGTGCCGGTAACTTTTGAGGACTACCGGACAGGAAAGCCGATCACCGTTACAATGTATCCTGGAGACAGGACCGGTGTTCCATTATTTGCAGACCAAGATTCTCACATTATTACAAAGTACGAGAATTGTAAATTTAATCTTATTGATGCAGGCCTGGAGTGATTAACATGCAAAATGTAAGTAAAGAATACAAAGACGCAATGAAGAAGCCATTCAGGAACCGAGGGTATATATCTGCCAGAATTGGAATTGTCAGTTCAATTGCTACAGAAAATATAATTGCGGATGATAGCAATAATGATTTTGCTTATTTTGCAAACAATACCGCTCCTTTCAAGGACAATACCGCAAAGAAAATATATGCAACTATGGAGCAAGATTTTTCTAAAGTTAATGGGACAATGTATTTTTTGCCAGAAGAATATTCTGATTATGATTTTTATAACAACGGAATGGTAACTTCTGGACTTCTGGAATCAATATATATCTCTTTTGTTGGAAACTTTGCTGATATTAAAGGACTCACTATTAACTTTGGAGAATATTACCCAACATCTTTTACAATCAAGTCAGATAATGGAACGAAGACCTATGAAAACTCAGGAAACGTATTTGTTACTGAGGACACATTCGATGCGGTGACGTTCCTGCGGATAACACCGCTGGCCATGGTTAATGGGCAGGGACGAATGCGGATTTTACAGTTTACCTGCGGAATTTCCAATACTTTCTCAAATAACGAGGTCAAATCTTTTTCTTATAAAGATTTTGTATCTCCTATTTGTGAATCTGTACCAAGCCAAGACATGACCCTTGTTGTGGATAACCAGAACCTATATTACAGTCCTGAAAATTCAGAATCAGCTATTGCATATCTCGAACAAGGGCAGGAAATGAAAGTCACGTTTGGATACGATGTAACTGGAAAAGGTGATATTGAATGGGTTCCAGAAATTACTGCATACCTTAAGTCATGGAGCGCAAACGATGTACAAGCAGAATTTACCATGGTTGATGTGTTTTACTGGAAGTTAAATACCGTGTATTACAATGGTTTATATCGGAACAGTGGAATATCTCTATATGACTTGGCTGTTGATGTTTTCACAGATGCCGGAATGAAGAATGAGGAATACTATATAGACGAATATTTGAAAAGCGTAATCGTATACAATCCTGTTCCGGCGGTAAAGCATTCTGAAGCATTACAGATTATATCTAATGCCGGACGTTGTGTTTTAAGCATGGATCGGAAAGGGCGAATTAACATCAAATCATCTTTTGTCCCTGATATGACAGCAGAAACCAACGGAGAAACCGAGTTCAGTAAATCTCAAAATATACTTAGTTACAGTCGAAAAGATGCATATGCCATGGGGAGTAATGATTTTTCTTCTGTGAACGGGAATGTAAAATTTTTACCGGAAAATGGCAACTATATTGATAATATAGGATATGTAAGTAGCAAATTGGCTGACGAAAATGGGAATTTTCAAAACAATCCGAAAATCACAATCACATTAGAATCAGGATATATCTGCTTCGGAATGATGATTTATTTTAGGAATGTTGCTCCGGCAGAATACTCAGTAAAAACTTCTTACTTGGGAACCACTGTATTAGAATACACAGTGTCAAATCCAGAATTGCAACAAGGATACCTTGGGAAATTAGACCGATTCGACAAAGTAGAAATTGAGTTTACGAAAGGTCATCCAAATGCCAGAGTAACGATAGACAATATTGTATTTGGAGATTCAACGGATTACGTTTTATCCAGAGACTTTAATCTTTCTACTTCCCCAAGAGAAACACGGCAAGAAAGAATAAAATCTATATCCGTAGAAAGAACGCTTTACAAAGAAAATCCAGAAGCCATAAAAGAGCTTTCATCGGAAGAGGTGCTTTTAGAATCAGCAACACAGGAGTATACAGTATATCTTGCAAAAGCTTCTTACGGATTCTCAGTATCCACGGAATCTGCTAATACAACAGTGTCAATCATTGATAGCAGCAGCTATTTTGTAAAAGTAAATATTGTCGGAAACGTAGGAGAAAAAGTGAGGATTTCTGTAAGTGGGCAAGAATATTTGCAAGATACGCAAACCTATTCAAAAATTCACAATCAGACAGGAACCGAAAAAACATGGAAAAATCCTCTGGTAAGCTCATTGGAAATGGCTGTGGACATTGAAAAATGGTTATCTACATACTATTTAGGTGATGTGGAATATGAAATATCATGGAACGGAGATCCGAGGACTGATGCAAACGATCTTTTCTTTTTAGAGTTAAAAAACAGAGAAAATACAATGGTGCGTGCTTATCAGAATGAATTAAAATTTTCTGCTGCATGGAGCGGATCATTGAAAGCAAGAAAGGCGGTGCTGTAATATGGCGTGGATCCAACCAAAAACGAACTGGACGGTCAGTGACAGATTTAATATATCTGATTACAACCGCATAAAAGGAAACCTGGATTTTCTGAAAGATAAAGCGGAAACTCTTTATATGTCTTTTGACACACAAGACATGGGACCAGAAAAAACCTATGTAGATTATATCTACGCAAGCGAAATAAACAAATTTGAAGAAAATCTTGAGAAAATAAATCAAAATATTTTTACTCAAGATTTTGGCGACAGACAGACATTTGTACCAAATGGTGTATTTATTACATACGATGAGCTGAGCAGAATCGAGTCAGCAATACTAAACATGTACAATTTATTAGACAGGCAAAAAGCCGGACTTATAAGATTGGCTTTTAGATTTGGAAATATGAAAGGAGTGCAAGTATAATGGCATTAAAAACAAATTTTACAGATGATATTTTAGCAGAATCTATGAACGGAAAACGGCAGTATAATGTTACCGAAAACAGCAACGGAACAAAATCTCTGGAAGATGTTACTGATTATCAATCTGTTGGAAGCACTTTCTCTGCAAAGGATATGAATGAAACCAATGCTACTGTTAATCAGGCATACGACGACATTGGGGATGAATTTAATCCAGAAGTTGATTATGCTGTTGGCGATTATACTATTCACAATAACAAAGTATGGAAATTCACCACTGCCCATCCAGCCGGTGCATGGGATGAAAGCCACGTAAAGGCAACTAAAATTCTTTCAGAATCTCGTGAACTAACTGAGAATATGCAAAATCGTTTTAAGATAATGAAGTTTCAGTTACCTCCAGATACAACGGCGAATACAAAAGTATACACTGCGACAGAATCAGATTTGATGGATTATTTTCCAGTCGGAATTAGTACGTATGTTAAAAGTGATACAGATTCTTTTTGGATAAATAATGCCGAACATGTTCAACAGGTATTATTACGTGCGGATGGAATATACATTACGCTCAAATCTACATATCTTGTAAACCAATGGGCTAGATTATTACTTTGTCGGTATCCAACTTAGATAGATATTCCTGTACCCCAATACTGACATGCTTCTCAGTTAGTTCACCAACTAGGGCGGCGCAAACCGCCCTATGAAACTATATTGATCAACAAAACAAGTAAAAAAATAAAGGGCAGAGAAATCTGCCCCTTAAATTGTCACTTTCCAACAAATATAATTTTATCGCTCTGCCAAAAGTTAATATCGTATTCAAGCTCAACGCTCTCGGCATCTTCTGGAACTTCAAAATATACAGATCCTTCTGATTCTCTCCCAGAGGACAGTTTTCCATCAAGTCCATTATCATCAACAATCCATGTTTGATCTACTTTTGAATTGTCTGCATAACATTCCCAATCAATCATAGTTGAAATTGCTTGGTCTGTATCCGAAATATTTTCAAACTTAAATGTAAACTGAAAGTATACATATCCATCTTTTGGCTGCAAAAATTCATTTCCGTTTGTATACTCCCCTGCGGACTCATAAGTAATTCTAAAATTATCTGTTTCAACTACATCGCCAACATTAAAAGTATTGTCAATTGATTGCGTACCAATTTCTGATAATTCAGATCCCACTTCTCCAACTTTTTCAGGATTTTTGTCTTTACTCATTGAAGAAGCAAATGTATCAATAAAAATAAGTGCAAATGCAACTATTAAAATTACTCCTAAACATCCTATACCTCCCTGCTTGCGCTTGCAATTAGGGCACACCTTTGCTTTTTTGGAGATTTCTGTCTGGCAATACTTACATACTTTGGTTTCGTTGTTTTCTTTCATTAACTTTTCCTCCAATAAAAATATATCCAGATTATACCACGAAAAATGACAAAATAAAAGAGGCGGCAGGTTTTACCCCCACCGCCTTAGTTTTACGTGAAACTGAAGCCATTCCTTGATTCTCTTTCGTTGATTGCTTTTACAAGCTCTCTACCGTCCACCGTGAAAGATGCATCTTTTTCAGCAATCTCTCTATTACTGTCCGCAATATCTGACAGATACGGAGCAAGGATCTCTGAAACTGCTGCTTTTACTCCTTCGCGGATTCCTGCAACAATCTGCTCATTGTTTGCAACCGCTGTTTTTCCGTTAGAAAACTGACCAACCATTTCATTATGGTTCGCAAAAAACAGACCGTCCTCAGGGAATCCACCAACTTCATATTTTGGAATGTTGATTTTTGAGATTGTAGCAACATTCACATGAGAAAGTTTTGAAACACCAAGCTCACCAGCAACAGAATTATAATCGCTTATAAGACTGTTCATTGCATTCTTGATTCGAGAAAGACCGGCATTAAATACATCTATCATACCATTCATAACAGATCCTATCATCTGCACAATTCCCTTAAATCCATAATACAATCCGTTCTTCATGTTATTTCCAAGTGCAGTCCATTTTGCGACTGCAAACCACGGAGTAACATTTGCATTCCACCATGCGTTCAAGCTGCTATTCCAAAATGTTCGGAACTCCAACCATTTATATTGGAAACCACGGATTATATTATTAAAAATATTTGCCCATACCTCAGGAGCTAATACTGCTTCAATGTTAGATATCCACTCATGGATAGAGTTCATTGTTGTCTGGATATTTTCGATAATTCCGTTGTTAAATCCAGCTATCGTATATCCGCCTATTTCAGCCATGACGCGGCTTGGGCTATGGATATCAAGACCATCCGTAAAGACGGTTGTTATTCCAGAAACAAAATCCGAAATTCCTGTTTTGACTGTATCCCAGGTATTTTTCATGCCATCCCAAAGACCATTTATAGCATTTTTCCCAATGTCAAACAAATTATCTTTAAGATTTTTGAATGCATCTATAATTCCGTTTGCTATTTCTGGAACTTTTTCAGTTACAAATAGAACAGCATTGTTCTTCCATTCAGAAAATTTTTTCATAACATTATCAAATGCTTCTTTAATATTTTGGGGCAAATCTTCTCTGAAAAAAATTGATATGCTGCTTATAATTTCTGGAACTTTTTCGTTCAGATAAGCTATTGATCTGCTTGCAAAATTTTCCAATGTTCCAATAAATTCATCTATTGTATTGCTTAAGCCTTCAATTATTCCGAGAACAATATATCTTCCTATTGGCTTCATTGTCTCTGCTGGGCTATGAATGCCAAATACATTACATAAAGCATCCCATACGCATGTGAATAAATCTGCTATAGGCTCAACAACAAAATCAAGCACTCCTGCTATTCCGTCAATGATACCAAGAACAATATTTATACCACCTTTTGCAAAATTTTCTCTTGCAGAATCGAACATCGAAGATGTCAAATCAAAATTAAAAATTTTGTCAAAAATAATTTTGAGGATACCTTGCCCGTCAATTTCTATTGCAGATATCGCACCAGTAATTGCTCCAATAATTGCTCCTGCAATTGTGCCTACTCCAGGAAACCATGATCCACCAACAGCTCCAGCAACCAAGCCAGCTCCAATTCTGCTTAAAGCTCTGTTTGCCCAATCTGGAATTAAGTTTTTGATGCATTCTCCAATAGTATCTAATATGCTAGTAGCGACAACATCAAATGCAGGTGTCCCAGGAAGAGCAAAACTTATTTTTTTAAGGCTGACTAATACCTTTGTAAGTGTAATACCTCCAGTAAAAATATTTAGCAAAGTCGTGCCTGCGGTTTTAAGAATTTGCGTTTTGTTTTTCCAAGTCAATGAGAGTAAAGCAACTTCAACAATAGCAGATGCATCCAGATTAAAAACTACGTTTCCAACACCTTCAAATACTTTTTTCCAATCTATATTTGTAATAGATTCGCTTGCAACTTTTAGTATTCCATTTGCCCAAGTATTCAAGGTTTCTGCCAATGCTGCAAAGTCAAAAGTAGCAAAAAAGTTATTGATTCCATCAGCTATGTTGTATCCAAACTGTTCAAAATTAAATTCTTTGCCAAATGACAGCGCCGCATAAACTACCGTATTTAATGCGCTCGCAATAGTTTTTCCAACTTCTCCAAACAGAGTAATTCCGTTAGATCCAGCAAAAAGTCCATTAAGAAACTTTGCCAAACCAGTGCCAAAGTTTCTTGCTTTCTCATATACACTATCCCAGTCAATACTTTCCATTGCACCGATAAGTGCATCACGGATATACTCGCCCAACTGATACAGGTCTTTGATATTACTTTCAAAATCTTTCCAGATAGTGTCTGTCTTAACCAGACCACCAGAGCCAGCACCGCCACCTGCGCCACCTGCACCGGAACCAGAGCCGCCGAAACCGGAATTTGAATCATCCGGGTTAAGTACATTTAATTCGTCAATAGCCAGAAGATTAGTTTTCATCTTCTTTGTATTGTCAGCTGCTTTACCGGTGCTGTCTGCCAGATCATCAGCTGAACTTGCCGCATCTGACCAGTCGTCAGCCACACCACCGCTGGACACTTCAAATTTCCAGCCGAATATTGCACCAAGGGCATTTGTTACGGTTGTGGCAAAGCTGATTACTTTCTGCATAACAAAATTCAGAGTCCGCAAGAACGGCTTGAATGCGTTAATCAGTGCCCCGCCAATGATGCTGCCTAACTGCTGGAAGCTTTGCTTCAAAATTCGTACTTGGTTCGCCCATGTATCGGCTGTTCTGGCGAAGTCCCCCTGTGCTGCCGTGGTATTTGCTAGGACGTACTGATACCGCAGCATTGCCTTTTCTGCCTGCGTCATGGACTTAATATCAGCATCCATGCCGTTCTTCATTGCCCACTCTTTCAGAGTAGCCTGAGTCAAATCAAGTCCGTATTTACGTAGCGGAACTACCATTCCGGTGAACACAGATTGCAGGTCTTTGGCTACGTACGCCTGATCTTTGTCGTAGAAAGACGCCATATCAGCAGTCAGTTTGGTAAGATTCAACGACACATCTGACATAGAATCTGACAATCCAATATATCCGTCTGTGGCACCATTTAAGAACCTGTTTGCGTTCTCGATCTGTTTGCCGCCGACATCCATAGCAGTTCCCATAGCCTGGAATGTACTGGCATACTGCTTAACGGAAAGCTCGGACATACCGAACTGCTGAATGGAGTTTTGCACAAAATCATTAACCTTGTACTCCATATTTCCGAACGTGGTACGGACAACGTTCTCAACCTCTGTTAAATCGGATGATATGTCAATAGCATTCCGGAAAAGTCCAAGTCCTCTAATGACCATCCAGTAAGTTGCGTAAAACTTGCCGATAGCACCTGCCAAAGAAAATGCACTATTCCTTGCGTTACCGGCAGATTTTGAGAAGGAGAAAAGACTTGTCCCAAGTGATCTTGCCGCAGTACCACTAGATGCTCCTGTACGTGCCAGATTAGCCAGTGCCGTAGTCATCTGGATAATATTCTGACTGACGTTCGGTGCTTTTGAAAGTGTCTCAAACAGGTATTTAAGGTTGTTTGCAAGCAAGGGTATATTATTTACCGCCCGTCCGCTTGCAACGCTTCCCAGCCTGCCTATGGACGTTACAAGGTCGGTTAAATTCTTGTTGTCAAACGACATAGAGCCGATCTGGTTCATTTGCCGGACAAAATTCTGCAATTGAGCAGAAATACTAGGAAGATTTGCCGTTGCCTGCGTTGCGGTCTTTCCGCCCAGCTTCGCAATAGCTTTAATTGTGTTGTTTAGACCGGTTGGGTCAAACGTAAATGTTCCTACGCTGTTCATGCCCTGCACAAATTGATCAAGCTGATCTTTTATGAGCACAAGGTTCTGTGCGCCTTGTGTAGCCTTTGTACCGCCCAGTTTTGACAGTGAATTAGCTACATTCACTATTCCGGTCATATCGGTGTTAAAACCGCCAGAAACGCTGTTTTTGAGCTGCGTCATAGAACCAGCTACTCTAGAAATCTGAGCAGAATCCACACCTGCTACTTTCCCCATAGCAGTTGCCAGTGTTGTTATATTTCTGGAATTAAGATTCTGTGACGCTCTGGTAATGCTATTAAGTCCAATAGCAACACCAGACATCTTGCCAACGTTGATGCTCAGGCTTGATGCCAGTTTGACCATGCTTTGAGCAAGTGCATCCAGCTTATCAGAAGCAGTTTTCGCATCCGCTTCAATCTTAATTTGAAGATCATCAATCGTGGTTGCTGCCATTTATTTCACCTCCACCATTAGTTTTTAGATGGTTAGAGAACACCTAAAACGGTGTCCGGTCGCTCGTTATAAGCAAAAAAGGGCAGTAAGCTTTGACACCTACTGCCCCATAAAATCAGACTAAAATTATGCCTGCACGATTGCCGCATCAAAACCGGACTTTTTCAGTTTGTCTGCCATTGCCTGCGCATTTTCCTTTACCCCGTATGCGCCCACCTGCACCCGATAAAGAGCTTTTGGATTGCCAGTGGTAGTTTCCTCACCTGCATCTGCCTTTTCGGTTTCAGAGGTCGCAGAGACCTTCTCGCCGGTGATTCCGTAAACGATAGCTGATGCCATCTCATAGTAATTATAAAGTTTCACATCGTCCTTATCGTCCACGAAACAGCACTCAACCAGCATTGCAGGAGCCTTGGTATTTTTCAGCACATACAGACTGGAATTTACCTTTACGCCACGATTCCGGAAACCCAATCTTGCAATAGCAGCACAGACTTTTTCAGCATATCCTTTTGCTTTGCTGGACGCAGAGTAGACCAGTACCTCGACTCCGGTTGTCTTACCATTGCCAGATTTATCATTGGCACCGGAATTGAAGTGGATGGATACATCCAGATCAACTTCATGCAGTCTGCATTTCTGCACGATTTTCTGTAATACGTCTTTCTGTCCCGTGCCATTATCCACGGTACAGTCATAGACCGTATGTCCCAGCTGCCGGAACTGACTGATTACCTCATCCTTTACTCTTCTTGCCTCGGTTGACTCATTGATAAGTCCTACTGCTCCGCAAGCTACCTTTCCTTCCGGGTTATGTCCGGCATGTACGTTAATTCTCATAATAATTTCCTCCTAATCAGGACTTTCCGGTAAACCTTGTTGACGGAGAAGATTTATTCGCTGCTTCATTTCATACACAGCACATTCCTCTCTCGACTCTGTGTTTCCAGAAGTATTTTCTTTTTCGTCTTGAAGCATCGGTTTTTCAATGTATTTGGACTTCGGATGTTTTGCAAAATTATGTTCAATGGCTGTAGCCACGGCAGACAAGCCGTAGTTTCCTAACCATGCCCACATCTGTGCATCATTCCTACGTTCCTGGATTGCATAGCCTTTCAGACAATATCCAAGCTTCGTGGGATTAAGATGCTTGAACTCCTCTATTGAAATTCCGATGGAAAAAGCCACCGGGAAGTATTTTTCCCAGATTATTTTGTGCCAGTTGATTTCTGTTTGTGATCCTGCGGCACTTTTCTCGGCTTCTGATTCTCTGCCATCTGGTTCAGCATTTTGGTGATTCCGGACAGCTCGAAAAAACCGTCTTCCTCCATGCATTTACGCAGGTCTTCATACAGGTCTGCATAGCCGATTTTATTCTCTTTCATATATGATTTCATCAGAGCTTTTGCTTCTGTCTCTGGTACCGGATTATTCTCCATCAGACCGACAAAAAATCCGGTACGGCAAATGTGCGGAATATCAGATACCATATTGATTGTTCCGTTAATCATGTCTTTAGGTGTCGGATTCTCCATGTCAGCCGCATCTTCCAGAAGTGCTGCACCGGAGACAATACGGAACATCATAGACACAAAGTCTTTTCTTTCTGCCGCTTCAAAACTAAACTCTAATTTGTAGTCATTTCCATTAACTGTAATTTCTTTCATTTCTTTTCCCTTTCCATGAATCTGTTATAGGAAAGGGGGCAGTCCGTAGACCGCCCCACATTTCACTTTTACCACATATCAACTTCTGACTCAGCCGCTTCGTCATTGTAGCCAGTCATAACGGCTTTTCTTGATTTTAAGGACTGGCTCACCCTTTTTTTGTCAGGGTGATCGCAGTCGGATAACCGTTCTCATCCTCAGTTACCGCAACATCATAGTCATCTTCAATCCATTTCGGAACGGTCTGTACGGAAACCGTAGCGGTACCAGTCAGATGATCATCAGATGCCTCACCGGGAGCAAAAGCCTCCTGCCCAATGAATCCGCAAATACCTTCAGAACCTTTTCCGTCCGTACCGTACAGAATGATGAAATCGAGCTTCTTGCCCTCGTTCTGCACCATCTCATCTTTGTACTTCTTCTCAAAAGCACCTTCAACTTCCATGGAACCAGCAGAACGTCTTCCCATTTCCTGAGTCTCAACAAGGTCTTCCAGAGTGGAAGTGTCAACCATGTTCTGGGAGCCGAACGGGGAAGGAATTGATTTTGCTCTGATAAGCAGTTTGTAAGTTCCTGCCCAGTAAGCACCTGCTACTGCACTGGAACTCGGCTCCTTATAAGCAATTCTACTTTTTAAGCCTGTTGCCATAATTCTTACCTCCTAAAAATAAGTAAAAAAATAAGAGCATTGCTGCTCTTTATAATCTGTCGTTCCAATCGAATGTTCGTCTTGCCCGGAAGGTAGCTGCCCACAGCTTATCTTCTTTACGGCAATAAGGCATTCCGATTAACTGAAACGATAAATCCTTATAACGCTTTGCCACTTCGCTTGCTATGCTCATGGCTTCTCTTCTGCTCTTGTTTGTAGTTACTTTGATTTGTGCACTGAACAGCACGCTATTGATCTGTGTTTCCAGATCTGGATTCTTTTCCATAGGCTCCAATGCCTGTATCAGAATCGTAGGAAATGTAGGTGTTGTGCTCGACTGCTCATCACGAGTGATAAGTGCTTTTGGGTACTTCTCATGAAGCTGAGCATAGATTTTTGAGAACACATTTGTATCAATGTCAAATGCCCATTGGTTGCCACTAGCCATTGCCGAACACCTCCTTTGCAATCTTTGAAATTTCCAGTATCAATTCCAGATCAGTCTCGTACATGAACGGTCTTGACGGCATACCTTTTGTCAAGTGCCATTCCCCGTCCCTGTAGTAAAACCAGCCGGATTCCCCATGCTCATTAACATCATATTTCCAACCTGATACAGATGCATTCGGGTGAGGATTATGCAAACCAGTAATACCAGTACCAAACTCAACATATTTCGCCCACGGACAATCCGTGTAAACGATGTAGGTACTACCATACTTCAAAACCATTCCGGGAGTCTTCTGTATGCTCGCCCACAGTTCACCAGTATAAACAGCATTGTGACTTTGGATTTTCATTTGAGCAATTTCTACACCACGTTCTGCCAGACGCTCCGCAAACGTCCGGCACTTTGCAATGACTTCTTGCTTATACTTCAAAATCTCTTTTGATGCATCCCTGAATGATTTTTCTGACAATGATACTGAAATGGTTTTTGACATATCACTTCACAACTTTCTGGAGCAAAAACAGATCAACGGTCAGGCCCTCATCAGCAACTCCCTTAACCTCATAATCAGCTGTTGTGCTGTCCACGAGTCCAGAGTCATCATAACCGACTTCCGACTTCTTCCAGACCACATCACCGGCTTTCAAAGGAAGGTATCCTTTATCGGTAACAATCTGTACATAAGTGCTACTGTCATCAACTCCAAATTCTTTTACCAGAACCTCGCTCAACTTATTGCTGATATTGGCATAGAACTCTTTTGGTTCTGAAAAACCAACTTTCTCATCTGCAATCAAAGGAATTTTGTTACCGTCACCATCCACGTAGTATTTGATGTTTCCATCATCATCTTTTTCATAGATGGTGACTTTTTGACCGTGCTGTGAATACTTCATCAACTGCTTATTGATGTCAAGCATCTTTCTTTACCTGTTTGTAGACCTGATTTACTCCGGTGCTGGCCAGACCGCTCACAATACCAACTGCAATTGCTGTCATAATGTCACTTGCCGGAAACTCCGGCATAACATACATTCCAACTGCACCAAGGATTCCGCCGGACACTCCGACGATAACCGGAATAAGATTATCTTTAATGCTTGGAACAGTCTTAGCTCCTAATCCGATCAGATAACAGATAACGATGATTGCCAAAGATGTTCCAATCTGTGTGATGTCCATAATCTATACCTCCTTATGCTCATTAAGACGCTCTTCCAAGCCGTCCAATCTGTGATGCGCCGACTTTACACTTTCCTCAACCTTGACGATTCTTCCATCATGGGAATTGATCTCTTTCCTCATCTCGGAAACCTCGTTTTTGATTTCGGTTGTGTTATTCGATATTGCATCCAGTTTCATGTTAATGCGTGTATTTTCTTTTACACGTTCTTCAATATCCTTTGTGTCTGTCCGCTTATCACTTTTCAGACCCATAAAGACGGAAAAACTCAGTGATAACACGCTTATAATGATTGCTGCCGATACTTGTATCGTCACATCATATACCGCCTTCCTATTATAATTTGCGCGCTGCCCTCCACCACCTATAGCACGCCCCTGTTATCATTTTCGTGACATCACGAAAATGGTAACGCACAATCTTCAAAAACCGGTAAATGCATTGCAAGAACCGGATTCCTTTTCTGCTCATGGCAGATAGGTTAAAGTGCTTTCACAAACGGATATACACCGGCAAAAAGATTTTCACGGTCTTTCCATGTTCTGCTCACGCCATTTTCAGTGTAAGTAGCCATGTAAGCCTCGCCTGCCTGTGACTTGTCATACACAGCCAGATTAACTACGACTCCCTCGTAGTTTTTCATATCACTGTCAATCTGTTCCTGAGTATAACTGCTCGGATACATCCGTCTGCTTATTACTTCCTGCTGTGCCTGCTCAACCAACTGCTCAATTAAAGGATTGTCTTCTTTATGGTCAAACACAATAGAATCGTCCGCATCAATATGAAATTGTTTTAACCGGATTTTCACCTGCTCAACCATCGTGTATGCCATAAGGATAACCTCCTACAAATTGAGCGTATTGATAAAATACTCTTTCAGAGCCGTACCGGTCATATCCTCATATCCCGGAACGTCATTCTCTGCCGCCAGAGCTTTCAGATCATCAACGCTCATTCTGTTAATTTCTGTTTTGGTATGTACTTTCTCAAAAGGCAAAGAAGAGGCAGATTCCTCTACCTCTTCAATAGCGTCTCCTGCGTGATACCATTTTCCATTGCGTTTTACTGTGTACTCTGCAACCATTCCGGCACCTCCTACGCAACTTTCATTACAACAACGCTGTCCATTCCCTCAAAGGTAGGCAGACCGATCATGGATACTACGCAATGAGTATTGATCGGGTGGTTGGTAGAATAGGTGTATACGGAAATTCCGGTTTCTACGATGGACAGATTGCCGTCGGTAAGGCTTCCGCTTCTTTCTTCCGGGGTCTTGCCAAATACGTAATCGCCAAGATATACGCCTGCACAGGTAGCAGATACAACGCCGGTCGGAACAAAATATTTTGTCTTGCCGTCTGCCGGGTCGATATACAGTTTGTCGTATACCTCGATCTCGATTCCGTAACTTCTAAGGTATTCGGTAACCTGAGACTGCTGTAAACGGATGCCTCCCTGGTATGCCACGATTCCAAGTACCTGCTTTTTGGTGTCTTCTGCTTTCAGAACCATTTCCCAGGTTTCGGTGTTCATGGTAAATCTGGTAAGAGAATAACCGGTCTTTTTAGCAAAGTTACGTCTCTCTTCAATCAGATCATCCAGCGGGGTCGCGGTTGCAGATGCAGACCATTTATCAGTAGAAGAGCTGGAAATATCAACGAAGTGATCTCTCTTATGTTCAGCTCCGTCATCACCTGTGTAGTCAACATAGAAGCTCTTTCCACCGATGGTTACCTGCACTCTCGGAATACCATCAGCCGGTGCAAGCAGCTGCCAGATCTGACGCTCCGGAACAACTCTTGCTCCTTCAATGAGCATCATCGGTTTCTTACTGATCTCACGAAGGACATCGTTTGCAAGTGCAGAGTTTTCAGAGCTTCTGTAGTTGTCGTACATCTGCTCCTCTTCCTCTGTTACCATGTAAGACTCACGGTAAAACGGCATTTTGTTCTGGATGTCGGAAAATCCGCCAACATCTCTTAACTCTGCCTGCGCATCGAAGTTAGATGCTTTCAGAGATACCGGAAGACCATTCTTTCCTTTGATGAAACGAAGAGAAAGACCATCCTGTTTTCTGGTTCCAAATTTCTGACGTCCAAGGTACGGTGCTGCACCAAGGGTCTTTTCATAATTATTCCACAGTACCCCAAGGCTTCTTGCGGTAAAGGCTTCTGCTAAAGGTAATGCCATATCTTATTTCCTCCTTCCGATTAGACGCTTGCGATTTTCGGTGCGCCGTAAAAAGTAACTCTTGGTGTTGCTTTTCTCGCATCGTCTGAAATCGTCAGGCCCTTAACTTTCTCCCAGTCAACTGTTCCCTGGTAAACGTATGTACCAGGCGCATCGCCCTGGGTTACATCGACATCCTCTAAAAGGTATCCAAGACATTCATCATCGTTGGTCGGCCACGGTGTACCTGCCGGAACGATTTTGTTACCGTTTGAATCCGGGCTGGATACAGTGGACTGCAGTACCAAGCATGCTGCTCCCTCATACGGGAAGAATTTCAGAATGCCTTTGCTCTGTCCAAATTCCCTGATAATAGGTTTTCCCATAAAAATTTCCTCCTTAAATCACATAATGGTTTTGTGCTTCCTTTGAAGCTGCCGCATTACCGAAGCTGATGCTTTCAGCATTCTTAACATCTTCGGTCTTTTCATCTTTATTGCCGCCGCCAGCACCTCCGCCCGGAACATCCTGATTCTTTGCAATCTCCTGTTCCTTCGCCTGCGCCGCTGCGGTTTCTTTTTCGGACATAATCTTTCCAAGCTCCGCATAATCAAGGCTTCCATCTTCTTTTACGATGGTCTTCGCCTGCTCAGCAGTGATTTTGAAATTTGTCATGGCCGCTTCACGCTGATCCCGGATGGCATTAGACTTCTGCATGTCAGCAATAGTCTTATTTGCTGCTTCCAGAGCTTTGTTGGCTTTTTCAATTTCGGTCAACTGCCCAGCTTCCAGATCATCCAGCTTTTTCTGAAGATCATCTGCTTTTCCTGCCTTCTCCCTAAGAGCAGCAATGTCTGCATTTGCTTTCTGAGTTGCTTTTCCGTAATCAGCAATGATTTTTTCGATGTTTTCTTCGCTGATTCCCATAGCCACTAAATCTTCTCTTTTCATGATTACCTCCGATATGCTTTACGTTTTTTTACGGTGCAACGACACCGATAGCATTGTTGATTTTTACGCTCACAACTTTGCGAATTTTTATAAAATAAAAACAGCCACCGATTACTCGTTGACTGCCTTATTTTCTAAAATTATTATTTTGTTTTGTGCCATTTGTCAGCACCAACGGGAGTTTCTAATGTTTTTTCTATCGTCCACCCTCGTTTTAATCTTGCATATAATATTCCAGAATTAATTCCTAAATATTTCGCCCATTCAGAAACTATTTTTGTGTTTCCTTTGTACGTTAAATACTTTTTCCCTTGACTGGCTGTTTTTCTAACTTTAGTAGTCAATGCTTTTTCTATTGAATACCCTTTGTTTAATCGCCAACGAATGGTTGATTCTGATATTCCTAATTCATCAGCCCATTCCTGTAAACTTTGGCTCTTTCCTTGAAATTCAAGAATAATTGTATTTGTCCTATTATTTGCTTGAACCTTTGCGTTTGTAAATCTGCAATTCTTAGGTTCATAATTTCCATTAACATCTATTCGGTCAATACTTTGTTCTCTTTGATGTTTATTTTCATCAAAGCCATTGGCGTATGCCCAGTCAGCAAAATTTTTTGCTCCGTTTTCACCAAGCCATTCGCTACATACTGTTATCCCTCTTCCACCATATTGCGGATATTTTAAGTCATTAGGATTGTAGCATCTTGCTTTCATACTTTCCCACGTTTTATATACTCTTGTTCCTGTAAGTCCATGTGTGTAATGTCGTTTCATATAACAAACCTCCTTTTCTTTAAGTATAACATAATAGCTAGTAACTCGCAAGCAACTTGACAATTATTAACAAGTGAATTATACTTATAAAAAAAGTGAGGTGTTAATATGCCACAAGGTAAAATTTCCGAAAGCAAAGTAAAAACAACAATTGTAATGGAAAAATCACTTAAATCTTCTCTTGAAAGTATCGCAAAAGAAGATATGCGTTCTTTCAATAATTTAATGGTGAGTATATTGTCAGAATATGTAATTAAAAGAACCAGAAAAAACTAAGTCTCTGGTTCTTTTTTTACAGTATCAATGTGATTTTCTTTTTCGATCGCATCAATAGTTTTGTACAGAACATCGAAATATGGCTGAGATTGTAAGAATACTTTTTCCGCATCTCCCCATAATCCGCATGTAGCAACTGCTATTCTTGGGTTGATTCCAGATTGCAACATTTGAGCAAGGGCTTGTGTTTTTGTATATAAATTGTCCAACGGGCTATGGCTTATTTGTACGTCAAAATCTCTAAGTGAAAGTTTTAAGTCATGTCCTGCCACTCGTAAAACATTCAACGTAACAACAGCAAATCTTTTTTCTGAAGACTTAACAATCGGATCTTTCATTTTTGCTCTTGTCTTCGAAAAATCCCACCCGGCTCTGAGACTCACTGCTCCCTGCGTATCACCGCCAGAGTTTTGCGATTCTCTATTAGGAATAGCAAGTATCGCTTGGAGGTTGTCAAGCAGATCATCTTTCGCCACCTGACATTGGGTCTGGTTAAGTTCCTGTGTCATAATATCCACATCGGATTTATTGTCCTTATTGATGGACTTGACGACGAGAGCATGGTTCATTTTCATTTTTGCAAACTGTTCTTCGTCTACATCACAGTTTACAAATTTAATCCATGACTGGACGAACTGTTCAATCCCGTCCATGCGGTTTGATTGCATATTGTTGATCGCATCCAACATAGAAATGACAAGTTCAATGTCCGAAATACGTTCGTGATTGTTTGGATACTCTACAATAGGGATTCCGCCATAGGTATGCAGTTTTGTTTCAACCACATTGCTGTCAACAATTTTGAAAGACATTGTTTCAGAAAATGCCAGTTTGTAATATCTGCCGTCCTCATTCTTTAATTCCTGCACCGCAAGCATCGGTTCTTCCGTGCTTCTGTTATAGATAACAAAAGTATTCAGCGGACTAGGTGCTGTGATTCTGAACGGAATTTCCCCTCCCTTAGACTGGATAGCTTTGAAAGAGGTGCCTGTAGCGGACTGCCATTCACCGGACTTAATGTCTTTTTCCTGCTTATTGGCATCCGTCATAAAATCATTTAACTCATCCACGGCATTGTTGATCGCATCATCATCCTTCCTGCTGATAAACTGAACTGGCTCGCCGTAGGTCTGGCCTACTTTGAACTGGACAATCTCATACGCATGGTTCTCAAGGATTTTGTTTGTGATGTCCTCATTAGAAATCTTTGTCCGGTAAAGTACAGGCTGATCTCCTTTATAGTACCGCCACAGGTATCTTATTGCTGATTTATTGCCATAAAAAACACCAATGCACTGTCCAATTACCTTCACCACATTGTCAGCTGTGATTAGTTCAGCATCCGTATATGCAATTTTTCGTCCATAATTTCCTTTTACAAGGTCTTGAAAATACATTGTGTTTCTTGCAAAATCCATGTTTTCACCTACATATAAGTAACCCCGGAAGAACAATTTCTCTGCGGGATGTCTTTAATTTCTGTCTCTCCATTGTCCACGTAATAGACAACTCGTTTATTGCACTTCTTACATCTGCCAATTACTGGCATAGAAGAACGCCCGTCCCATGTAGCAACTTTCCGGCCACACCGGGGACAATATATTGTTTTTGGTTTGTATTCCATGTTTTTTCCTCATTTCTGCAAAAGAAAAGAGCACTGCCGTTTCCAGCAATGCTCTCTCTTACCGATGGGAGAAAAAGTTTCTTAAAACTTTACAATCATATTGTATACCACTTATTTTTTAAAGAAAATACACGTTTTTATGCTATTTTATGCGTTTTGGTGCAGTTAATCCCCCATGTACAGATATCCAAACATTTTCTCGAAGGTATCAATGGCATTATCATAGATTGAAAACGTCTGACGCTTTGATTTCTTGATTTCGACGCTAATTACCTTAAAATCTTTGTCCAGCACAAACCGCTTTGCAAGCACATCGTACATATCCGTATCCGGGATCTTCTCAATCTGCCGGACAATCTCCTCTCTTTTCCGGGAAAGAGTCCGCACTTCTGACTCCATATCAGCAATTTTAGGTGCTCCGCTGCCAACAATGTCTTTTGTGCCGGATGTCTGCACACGTTCTCCGCAGGAGAATGACGGCATCCCGTATATGCTCGCCCGTAGATTCTTGATTTCTTCAATTTTATTTGCAATCATGCGGTCATATCTTTTGATCTGGCCAAGGTAATTCTTTGTCTCCATTACATCCTCCTAAACGGGTTTATTGCCGCTTCTACTTTTGCCACCCTGTTTCCGCTGGTGATTCTAATAGCAAAGTTTGAAAAAACATCTGGAACATCATCCAGTTGCTTCTTACCGGATACCGAATACTGTTTTAACAATGACATCATTATTCCATATGGCTCATTTGGCTTGTACTTCGACGGGTCCTTAAAAATCACATGCTGTAAAATCCAGCTAGAGCACTGGAAAATCCTTGCTTCCTTATTCGTCTCTGTAGGTGTATCGGTGATGTTGCAAATCCAGCCTTTAGATTCGACACGTTTATTGACTTCCATTGCCACACGGTCACCGCCAGCATTCCGCTCGAACTCGCACTCTTGCACCTCGTTATTCACCAGAATGTTAGCAGCGTTCTCATACTGCATCTCATAATCGGCAGTATTGTCGCACACGGCATCCACGCAATAATAATCATCACCGTACTTTTGAAGAACAGGAAGGACAAAATAGTCCGTTCCTTTTCCCTTCGTATCGCACTGCGCTGTGATAAGTTCCGGTGTGCCATGCGGAAGATTCAAGTATCTCCTGATCTTATCATCCGGGAATAGCAAGCCTTCACGTTCAATCGGTTCCTGCTTATATAGGCACTTATAGGATATTTCATCCATCAAAAGTTGCTGATCTTCAAAAAACGCTACATCGAACCCGGAAAACTCATAATCAAAATTGCTCTGGCCAGTTACCGGGTCAATATCCGGCACTGCAATTACTTTTACTCTCGGATTCCCTACGTACATGTTTTGAATGCGCCCTATAACGTCCTGTACGCTCCATCTGGTCGCAATATGAATCTCTTTGCAGTTCTTACCGTCTGTATCTTGAATCTTCCTCTGGCGGGCATCTACAGAGTATTTACTCCACAGTTTTTCAAGAATCATCGGGTTAAGTGCTTCTTCAATTCCGCCAATCATATCATCTACCAGAAGAAACTTTGATGCACGGACTTTACCGGCATTCTTACTTCCGACAGACGTACACTGCACAGATGGGAACGGTTTATACTTCCCAACATTGAACTGCTCAACTTTTGCATTGGTACTGGTAACTTGCAAATCCGGGAAAATTTCATTCCAGGCGTACTCATCAGCGTTGGTGACAATATCGTACATACCGTCATAGTACATTCTGGTAATGTCTCCACTATGTGAATAAAACAGGTTGAAATCTTTCGGATACCAGCCAATCACCGCAGCATTGAAGAATTTCTCGATTGTCGTTTTCCCGGCTCCAGGAATTAGGCTGATACATAAAATGTCATATTTATCATCTATCATTCCCTGTAGAGCATCCACCAGACCAATTTTCAAAAATTGTTTCCTTCGTGGCATGTAAAACCGTTCTTTAGGCTCCCGCTTGTGCTCAATATACCGGAAAAAGCTATCAACCACCTTATTTTGTGCTTCCAGAAGCAATACTGAATGGAATTTGTCAATCAGATCATAGCTTGTTTTATTTGCAAACGCATATTTTTCCAGATCCCAGATTGTCCCACCGGTCTGCGCTATGCAGTAACGCTCTACAAGCTCTTTAGACCGCCTTGTAAGTTGCAAGCCATAATCTGTATCCTTTTCATTGTTTATAGATACAGAACAGGCTTCTACGTATGCCTCAATGACTGTTTCATCAATGCCATGCGCCTGTATATAATTTTCGTATCCTTGGATTGTTTGTTTCAGATTTTCAGATGCCAATAGAAAAGCACCTCCACTTTCAAAAAGCAAAGGTGCTTGTAAGACCTCTGCCTATAATTTTTTTAGGTTAGCGACTAACTCCTTTTGTTAGTCGGTGATATATTTATTCGCATTCTGAAAGTCTGTCTTTTATAAAATGTTCCAATACACTAAAGCCTTTTGGCTTATCAATTCCTTTTCTTGCAAGTTCTGCAACTATTGTTTCCATTTCTTCTTTTACTCCTTGATAAGCAATTTTCATTCCAGATTTTATTTCGTCCATTTGTTTTCCTTTCCGCTGATAATCAGCAATCATTGTTCTAATTCATCAATCCTGCTTTCAAGTACATTTATATACTCCCTCATTTTTTGTCCGTCCTTTTCTGAAAGGCATTCAGCACTAACAGTGCCTATTTTCCATGATATGTCCTTTAAGTATTGGATTGCATTTTCAACTTTGTCATCATCACGATTAAGTGCTTCACATAAGCACTTGGCAATATCTTTAAATGGTTGTGGGTGTTCTGCTCTGTCTAACGCCTCTTCAAAGGTGTAATTTCCCTTGTAATCCATAATAATGCCAACAGCTTCATACTTCCCAAGATTAACTCCTAAAAATCTGTCTGTAACTGTGTTCCATATAGCATACAGATTGTCTACATCATCTTGCAATGCAACTATTAACATAATCTCACTCCTTGTTCTCACTATTTGCTAGCTCTTTCGATTCTTCCACAAATATGCTGTGAATTTGGCTCTTCTCCGAGAGTCGTACAATCAATCATTTCCGGCTGGCTTTCCGGTATGCTTCGGCTCTCCAAATCTCGACACATATCTTTCTCTATGCTCTCAATTACTTCTGCCATGCTCATTGCTCATAAACCTCTCAAAATCATTACATTCATAATCAAGTGATGTATCGTTACCTTTTTGACATTTATAAAACGGATATTCTTCTCCTGTTTCTTCATCAAAAACACAATCTATATCGCAATATTTGCAAATTGAACAGTCCTTAAACATTTTCTTTCTTCATAAACCTCTCAAAATCTTCCATGCATTTACAACACAAGTCGTATGTGACATTTAAAATACCATTCTTTGTAATCGAATTTCCGCACAATATTCCTTTTTCAATTTCAGCACCGCACCTGTCGCAAGTGTGCCATTCTTTTTGATGCTTCATATAGTCACCTACTCACAAATCAAGTTTATTCAGATAATCTACTCCATTGTTTTTAAGTGCCTTGCTAATGCCGTTAATCATATTGGCAATGCTCTGTTCGACTTCCTTTATCTTTTCAACATTTCCACCACATTGAAACGACAAATAGCTTTTCTGCCAATCGCTTGCATTTGCAACTATATTGTTATGAACATCTTTTTGCGTAATCATTCTTCCACCAACTTTCTGCCGCAGATAGGGCAGTAGTTAATCTCAAATGCCCCTTCTCCGTATTCATTAGCGCTATTGTCATAGCGAAGCGAATAGGAGTAGCCAAATTTATTTTTTACTATATGAGCATTTCCATACGTGAACCCGTTTTCAATCCTTTTCTCTCTGCCATCGCAAAATTCGCACATAATCAAACCCTCGTAAAAATATCCAGATCGTAATTGTCCCGGATGTGGTCAACAACTTCGCCAAGTTTCTCTTTCACAAATTCATCCTGTGCAATGTCTGGGTGAGCGTAAAATGTGCAACTCCCCGGTTTTCCATCTTGCTGATACTTCCGGTAATCAAGTACCATTGTAAACAGCGGAATCTGTGTCAGGTTTTTCGTTCTATGCCGAAGCCACATGTTAAAAATCTTTCTTTTCATTCCTCTACCTCATTTTTATGCTCCCATAAACCGCCGACTATTTTCAGGGAGCGCTGGCATTCCGCTTCATGCCTTACCTCGGATGTACGTTGTTCTCGCAGTCCTCCGCCTCTACTACATTCCTCTGCGCATTCGATTTTTAAGTCAAAATCGTTGCCAAAACTCAGGTTCGCTTGGGTTTAATAGGTCATCGGCGTACCTTGTAACCTTATGACCTCATCCTACGGTGGGGTATCGAACCCCACTATCCCCGGATGCTTGTCCGTGGCATTTCCAGTTATGCTATCGTAGGCATCGTTGCAACAATGGTCTTTAGCGTGACTTACGCAAGCTCTCCAATTTTAAGTCCTGTCGGCTTTCCCAGACTGTTTCAGTCATATCTGACCGAAGCGCAGCGTGCAGGACTCGAACCTGCAAGGCGAATGAACGCCTGGCGGCTTAGCAAGCCGTTCCAATACCATTATGGGAACACTGCATCTTGATGGTGCGTTTTCTTAAACAACCCATCCATTACGACTGTCTACCACGCACCTGCCAAACAGTGTTTTTAGGGAGTTGAGTGAAATGGGGAAGAGAGGAATTGAACCTCCAATGTTTACCGCGTGGGAACGGATTTACAGTCCGCCGCAACACCGCCAATCGTTGCCGCTTCCCCAGAATTGCATATGTCAGCTCCATGACGTTTTAGGTGATATGCAAGCACCTGCCAGCCTTTACGTTGACGGCGAACTGAGACGATTGCGCCAAGGCACCACACTTTTGATACAATCGCCTGCTGCGATTCTTTTGTACAGGGAATGATGAAATCCACGGGTAACTACCGCAGCGAAACCCAAAACCCACCGAGCCGTGCGATGGCTCTTTAATCAGCTTTCCGCTAGTGGGTCTTAAAGGAGAAGAAGTCATATGAAAACCAATGACATCATGATCCGCTTTAGCTTTTGGTACGAATCTTGAATGGTTTTGCCTTCCATAACCAGTTGAAACCTTGTCTTTGTATAGCGTAGGACAACATCAACGCTTAGCTGAGATAGCCGGATTTGAACCGGCGAATGCAGGAGTCAAAATCCTGTGCCTTAGCCGCTTGGCTATACCCCATTATTTCTTTCGCTTACCCTGATGTTCCAACTGGCAAACGATCATAGCAGCTACATTTTCTCGTTGCTGTCCGATTCCATGCCCTTGCCGGAACAGTTCGCATTGTAGGACTTCCGAGCAGTTCTGGCATTCATCGTTGATTTCCTTGTTCCCGATCTTCACTTGCAGCACCCTCTTCCAGCTCAATGTATTTTCGGATATACCATCCTGCCTTTTTCACATCTTCCAGTCCGTTCTTCCCGCAGTGCCGGTAAAGATACTTGAACGCGTTGCAGATGCAGAAATTCTTAACAGCATCAATGCCCTGTGTTTCCAGCATGACTTCTATGCACTCGAATTTTCCTGTCTCATAATGCGATGGGTGATTTACATTATCAGCCATTATACGTCCCCCTCTTCCCGGTGAAGTGATCTTTCCACCTCAAATCCGTCTGGATACCGTGCTTTCAATTTCTCAATGTTCATTTCCATTACCGCATCCATGCTGGTTCCAATAGCTTCACAGGCCTCGGCAATCATCCACAGACAGTCACCAAGCTCTTTCATCATGTGTTGCTTATCTGCTTTATGTCCCTGGTATTTCTTTTGCAGGATTCCTGCTACTTCTCCAGCTTCACTGTTCAAACCAAATACTGCATGATAAAATCTGTCTGATTTATTCTCCGGCGGTATATTACACGTCCGCATTGCTAGTTTCTGGTATTCACTTCCGGTCATTTATTGTGCCTCTTTCCCCATTTCATAAATTCTTGAACAAAAATCAATGACTAAAAGAATTAGCCATATTGTCCAAACTACATAACACCACATAGGTGCATTGAGTTTCCACAGAATCCCAAACATGATTGGCAACTGTAACATAGCTATCCTCCTTAAGGTCTTTTTGTTTTTTCGGAAATTTGAGGGACTTAGTAGGACGGTTTTTCCGGCCCCGTCAGACCCCCTCCCCGGTGCTTTTCTGGTTGTTCAACATGTCGCAAAAGAATCATTTGACGACATGTTATAAAAATGTGCTAGATATTGTGTATCTATGGCTTTTTCTATACTATATCTAGTTTGTCTCTGCGCTATTGTCGTTTTTGTCCATCTCAGGAAGACAAACAGGTTCTTTCTGTCCCAATTGTGGCAGCTGATCCGCTGTTAACGCCTGCGGCCTCTGGCGGTTGCTATCTGCCGTGTATGGACTTGCCCAGCCATGCCGCCTGTTAAGTATTGCGATCACTCCAACTGGGTTAGCCTTGCCCGATGCAAGCTTATTTTCTAAACTTTCCTCGTTGTATTTTTGCAACTTTTTGCAAATCTCCGAACCAGTCCGGCTTAGTTCTCGCTGATTATATCCCCAGTCATAAATTGTACTATCTGGAATACCCGTTAAATTGCTAAAACCTAATATACTTATTTCTTTCTCATATGTCATACATAGATATATATAATAATCGCATATATCATTTACCAGATTATAATTATATAAATTAAACGTGCTAGATGTTATGCATATATCATTTATCTTTTCCTTACTCCTAAAATATTCACGATTTTTAAATACATGTCTATGTACATACATTAGAGCAGCATTCCAAACACTTTGACTTGCTTTTGTCAAATCCTCGATAGGCGGTTTCTGGTTTTCGCAGAAGATCTGCAAATACATGTCAATGTCATTTTCAAAAATTTCCGGATCCGCTTTGTAATCCTCCACTTTTTCCATGCTCTGCACCTCCTTCTGTAATTTCCGAGAAATAAAAAACGCCCGTAGAAAAGACCTGTTAAAGTCTAATCTACGAGCGTGTATCTCTTTGACTGCGTCCGTCCTTACTCTGTCCATCCTCTCGCGTTGATCGGCTCTTGTATCCCTCTACGGACTCTGGGAGAACCTGCGCGCCTCGGCTTAATTTAGTTATAATAATATCCATAATTTCTCAATTTGTCAATACTATTTTATTTATCTATCGGGCTTATATACTGCCCTATATATATTTATATATACTACTCTTACCTCAGAAGACCCATAGATCTATAAACGTATTATATATTATATATACTTATAGACTGTATAAAAGTTTATATTATTCGCGCGAGGACTGCCGGTTTTTACACACAAAAAGCAGACCTAAACCGGATTTTGATCCGCTGGCCTGCTCTGATTCTAGTTGCTATTTGGTTATCAATGTGCAGCTCATACAATACGCCTATGAGTCTATTGGGGTGGCTTCTTCGGTGATTTTAGGATATCCAGCGTGGTGGCACATGTCAACGGTTTTTTATGTTGCACTTGTAACATTTTCTATTCTGCTTCTTTCCCCTCTCTGATCTGCTCTAGCATTTTCTGCACGGTCATTTTCACGCTGTCCGGGTCGTCTTCGTTCTGTTGATCTGGTAGTTGTTCTGGCTCTGGTGGCATCTCGTTAGCTGCTGCTTTCTTCTTTTCGTTTTCCGCTACACGTTGCCGCCATATCTCCATAACGTCATCATCTGTCAACTGTTTCTTTTCCGCCTGTGCTTCTGTAGCGGTTGTATTTTCGTTTTCGCTGTCCGTTGGTGTATTTGCTGGCTGTTCATGCTCCGGTGCCGTTTCTGATCTTTCCAGCTCGTCCAGACGATCAAGAACGCATTGCAAACAGAAAGCCGCCATGCTCTGACCGCTCAGCGTTGTTATGCGTTCCTTTGTTCCCTTCGGTGCCTTGATCTGGATAATGTCGAATTTTGCGTTGTAGTTATTCTGCGACCGTCTAATATAATCCGGTGTACTCATTGCGCTATTTCCTCCGTAAAAGAATTATTATATAATAATTATAACATAGAATTATTATATACGCAATATGATATAGAATTATGTATAATAATTATAATATAGAATTGTGACATAGAATTATGATACAGAATTCTATCATCCGGGCATAGGAAAACCGCCCATTTCTGAGCGGCTTTCCTTCTCAACTATGCGATTTCCTCAACTCTTGCTTTTAATCGTCTCAGCTCATTCTCTAAACGATTAACCCGGATCATGAGCATTTCTTTCTCGCTGTCAACCTTTAACGCTTCATCAAGTTTGCGGCTCAAGTCTAAATGACCCTCGGCGATTATTTTGATATTCTTGTTCGTCTCGTTCTCCAACGTCAGCTGAATGTCAGTAACTTTATCATTCAGCTTTTTAAGCTCCTCAAGAATCATCTTTGTTTCTTCTGTCATGTTTTCGTTCCTCCTTTTTTTTATTGCCTTTCGACAATATTATAATAATACTTTAGTGCTTAATTGTCAATACTTTTTAGTGCTTAATTTTTATTTTTTCATTCTATCCATTTTATCAAGTTCTGAAAGAATCAATTCTCTAGCAAAAGAACTTGTTTTTAATCCGTATGAGTTTATTCTGTCAATCGTTCCCTGTGGAAGAATCACATTGATTCTATCTTTATTTTTCATGCATTTTTTCACCGCTTCACGGTTCTTTATTGCTTTTTCTTCTGCTGTCATTTCCGGCATCTGTTCAGTCCTCCTGTTTCTGTTTTCCTTATTATAGATGCTTTTTCTCTTGATTGTCAATACTTTTTTAGTGCTTAATAATTATGCACAAAAATCTTTTTATAGTTAGTGCTTAATTTTGTTTATTTTGCCAATTGCAATTAGTGCTTAATTTGATATAATAAAACCATCAAATAAAGAACCGGAAACACCGGAGGAGGAAAAGAAAATGGAAAAATACAAAATAACGGTTTCTGGAACCGAATACAACGAAGAATATTTTTTCGAGGTTCCAAAAGAAGGAAAAATTGAAGAAGAAATAGCCGCAATCATCGAAGAAGTGAAAGCCGGTGGAATTTCAAAATTTACAGTCGAGGAAGTGAGAGATACCTGCAAAAAAACAATTCCATGTTGTGGTTGTGCCGACATGGAAGTTTGTACAAAAAAGAAAAACTAAGTCGAAACCGCCGCCCGGCGGTCTGCAGGAACTGCCCCACCTGCACCGATGAGACAGGGCAAAACGAAAGGAGTAAAAAACATGAAATTACAGTTAAAAGAAATGGGATGCAGAATTAAAGAAGGTTGCGGAAATGGTACTGATCTAATCAATTACAGACTCCGGACGGAGTTTACAGACAAAAACGGAATTAAAGTTTGTTGTGATTTCGGCGGCTGGCAGAGAAGGGACGCAAGAAAAAAAGGCTGTCCGGTTGTCCAGAAAAACGCGCTGCACGTTGATGGATGCTACCGCGATCCAGACGGGACTGGTAGAGATTATGGATATAGACTCAGGGAAAACGGATTCGATTTTACAAAATATGATTTCACAAAGACCGGAGTTTTGGCGTTTGTAAACGCATTAACCGGCGAGAAATACAGCGGAATTGAATATATTTAAGCCGAAACGCTCCAGATCGGAGCGTCAGCCGTGGGCAGCCTCCCGGCTCTGAAGATGGCAGGCTAGAAAGGGAAAATATGATTATCGGAACTTGTATGAATGGAAAGAAATGCGTCTATGATTTGCCAATCAAGATTGAAACAGTAGAACAGTTTGAAAGCCTTATTTACGGCTATAATAACGGGCGTTTGTCAGAAAGCCAGCGTGAAGAACTTTACAATCAGCCTAAATTATTGGGATTGAATGGCCCAATGTACAACGGAACAAAAATTCTGAAAAGCACCGGTGAAGAAGTAGCAGTTATCCGGTACGAAAGACCATAATAAAAAAGTAATTTAGCAAGCGCGATCGGCGCGGCTCCGGGGTTCGACTCCCCGGCTTGCTTTTCCCCGGATGACCGGGACATTTTGAAAATATGGAGGAAATGAAAATGGGAAAAACAAATATTGATATGTGGTATGGAGACAAGCCGGAACAGGTGACAGGATTAGACATATATTTTAATGATTTAGGAGGATTTTATTCCGGCAATCTTCGCATTTTTGGAAAAATTGTTGGTGATTATTACGCCGACAGCGTGCAAGACATAGAAAAATCATTTCCGCACCTTGCAAAAGATATCGAAAACTGTTTGAATTAGCCGCCGCAGAGGATGCCCGCCGGATCACTACCGGCGGCGGTTTTATGAAATTGAAAAGGAGAAAGAAAAAATGAAAGAAAATAACTATGTCTTACACACGAAAAACGGCGTTGAGCTTGTGACAGAATCGCAGGCGATCAACAACGCGCTGAAGCAGGAAAAAAGCGGGATTTCTCCGCGTTATGCGTTCCGGGACTATAAGACCGGCGAAAACCTCACGCCGCCAGGTTGGCTTGTATGGTCAACCTTTTCGGACGGGTGCGGGGTTGTTTACCGTCGCCCAGATGGCAAAATGATAGTTACAACCGGTTTCCATGGTGATTTCTGCATGATATAGGGCGGACAGAATCCGCCCTTTTTCCGCTACTCGGATAACGTCCGGCGATAGACTCGCGATCTAATAGCGGCATAGCTGCGCATTACTGGCAGCCGAACAAAAAGCACTTGCGCCGGATCCCTGCGCCCGTCCGCAGATCTGGAGCAAGCCGGGCACCTGTCAACCCTTTCACCCTCTGCCGGAGTCAGGCAGCGCAAACGGGCGGCGATATCGTCCAGTATAGCGCAGAACTAACACCCTATGAGCCGTGGGACGGGACGCGGACGGGTGGCGGGTCGTGCTATGCAAAATTTGGAGGATCTGGAAAAATGATCAGAAGCAGAAGCCCGCCGGGCGTGTGCTGGTTGACGGTGCGCGCCGGTAGTGGTATATTAAAAATATTCATAGCATTCTTTCACCCCGGTTCCGGTGTTAATGTTGCCGCATTGCACCGGGGGAAAGCCGGCGGACTGTTCAGCTCGACCTTCTCACCTTCCGTGACAAGGAAATTTCAAAAAAATTTTTACAAAATTTCACCACTTTTTCACCGACCCTGTAACCGATTTTTGGATGAAAAAATGAGATATAGGGGGGTATCAAAATCTCCTAGAAATTTTTTGAAAAACTGAAAAAGTTTTTGCATTTTTATGCAAATTTTCTGTTCAGACTTCCCATCAAATCATCCAGTAAATAGATCAAATCTGTTCCGTAAAGGCTTACCCAGTCTGCCAGATATTCTTCCTGTTCCATTGGCATATGTATGTTGAAAGAAAAGCAGAAACAATGGCAGAGTTCGTGTGCCGTCACACGGCGCAGAAATGCCCCTTTAAGCCTGTTTGATAGGTAAACCGTAGAAGTGTTGGCATCTGTCACACCAACGCTTTGTGAGCCGTCAGAGCGCGTCAGGAATGGACTTGTAACTGGGACAAATTCTATATTCCAACTATGACCGTTGATTTCAAACATAATTGCACCTCAAAAAGGGTGATGCAAAATCGCACCACCCTGCACTTTTACTGGATTTTCTGCATGATAACTTGCAGTTTTTGCTTAATAAGAGCTTTTTCCTCTGATGATGCATCAGAAATCACTTCCGCAATGTCAGAACCGATCTCACGCATATATTTTTCCAACTCTTTCATTTTGTGTTCCTTGTCTTCTGCCGTGTTGCCACGGTGAAGTTCTTTGCTCTCGGTATAATTACGCTTTGCCATATCATACCGGCTTTCCATGTGACTACCAGAATCATAATTCATCGACGGCTCTGTGTAGTACATTCTGCCAGAACCTCTGTCCATATCACGGTAATTTTCCATGTTCCTGTACATTTCCGGTGTCATGTGGTAGTAAGGCGGCTCCTCGTAGCCACGGCGGTATGTTCCGCGACCTTTCGGTGCAAATCTTCCATCTGCATACCGGTAATGATCGTAAAACTTCCGTCCATCTCCATACCGATCAAGCATTTCCATTACATCTTCTGCATCAAATTCCTGCATGGCTTTTGTCAGTTCCCGATAGTACATTGCTTCCGACAGATCTTTCATCATGTCTACGACCTGTCCCATCTCGGCAGTATCAATATTTTCAATTCCAGCATCAAACTGCTTTTCGGCACATTCAGCCAGTTTTTCAGTCATGCAATACATTCTCTTAACATCCATAGCTTTTACGCCTCCCTCGTTACAACGATATTGGCATTTGCTACTTCAATAGCTTGCGTACTGGTATTTTCAACCGCAATGTTTACGCAACATCCTGCCGGTACATCTACATAGATTCCAGCGGACACGTTGTTATATTGCGATACTGCTGCCGGAGTGGAACGCATTTGAGATGAAAGAACCGGTTCTCCACTGATTGCGATTGCCAGAGAAATTTCACCTGCTGTTCCACCTGCCGGTACTGCTATATTTGCGGAAAACTCCACAAAATATCTTGCACGACACTGGTTAGTAAGTCCTCTTAAAGTGATGATTCCGGAACCTTCCCGGTGTTTGATGCAGTTTCCTGCTTTTACCGCTGTGTTTGAAAAAACCACATTCCCGTTCTGCGCTACTTCCTGAGCAGCTACAGTTACAAATTCAGCCATAATATTTACCTCCATAAATGATAAGGGCAGACTGTTAAGCCTGCCCTGTGTAATTCTGCTATGCAGACATAACCTGTTTGGTTAAGTTACAATTATTCTGTTGTCAGCATCCGCAGCCAGTGTTGCATCCGCAGCCTGCATAACCATAAAGGTTAGATGCCGGATATGACGGAACTGGTGTCGGACGTACCGCATCAATTATATGCTGTGTCTGAGCCACCATCTGAGTAGTGAGAAGTGCGCTCTGACGGTCCTGAGAAGCTGCCCGGCGAAGATCACTATTCTCTGCCTGAAGAGCAGAAATTTTCTCCTGGCACAGATAGTCAAGGATTGCACGAGTTCCTGCATTCTGGCTGTCGATGATGTCTCTGGTGTTGCTGTTCATTGTGTTCTGCAAAGCGCAGGTATTCTGTGCCATGTTGTAGTTTACACCCTGAATAGCTTCACGGGTTTCGCAGCAGCAATTTGCAATCTGTGCCTGCAAAGCATTGGTGTTCTGCATATTGGCAATGGTATCTGCATTGATTGCCTGCTGGATTCCAAATCCGGTCTGCATGATGTTTGTGTTGATTCCATTGAATCCGGTAAGCATACCGTTATTCACGGCATAAAAACCATCACACAATCCATTAGAAATTCCGTCAAGTTTGCTGATAACCGCCTGATTATCAAAACCACGCTGGATCGCAGAATCCGTATAATAGCTAGAGTTGGAACCGTTTCCTCCCCAGCCTCCATTGCCCCATCCTCCGAATACGAAAAACAGAACAAACAGGATGATCCACCATCCATTGCCATCTCCAAAGCCATCTCCTCCGTTGCCATAAGCAGGAGTTACCGGCATTGTAAAAGGTGTGTTTGAATTAAACATGATTTTACCTCCTGAAATTGATATATACTTAATTCTTGCAAGAAATTAGTATCTTTTTTATAAAACTTGTTGTATAATATTTGTGTACGGATAGGGTAGCTCCCGAAAGCTGTTTGTCCTAACAGTTTCCGTACATCAAACTTGTATAGGACATTTACACTGAAAGGACAGGTGTTATTTTTATGCTCAAATACAAAATTGAAGACTATATTGGCAAAAAATATGGTCACCTAAAAGTTTTAGGAAAAGCTATTGAGTCAAATGTTCCTAATTGTTTTTTGTTTCTATGTGACTGCGGAAGAGAAATCTCTCTCGCTCCTGACCTAGTTATAAAAGGACATCAGAAATCCTGCGGAAAATGTTTGTTTTCTAACGAGTCTCCCGCAAGAATAAAGCCGGAAGATTACATCGGAAAAAGAAATAATCTTTTAACTGTTGTTTCCACACACAAAGAGCCAAAGGGAAGAACAAAGCTAATTTGTCTATGCGATTGTGGTAAAACTACAGAAGTTTTACCATATCAATTCAAAAAAGGATCTATAAAAAGTTGCGGTTGCTTGCTCAAAAACAGTCCAAACTACTTGGACGGGAGAAGCGCCAACGAACTTTATGGACTTTGGAAAAACATGCTTGGAAGATGCGAAAATCCAAATCACCCAAAATTTTACCGGTATGGCGCTAGAGGAATCAAAGTGTGCAATGAATGGCATAATTTTTGGAGTTTTGTTTCGTGGTCTATTTCTGTCGGAGGAAGACCAAATGGCTTTTCCTTAGACCGAATAAACAATGATAAAAATTACTGTCCAGAAAATTGCAGATGGGCTGATTCCAAAATTCAATCTACAAACAAGTCAACAAACAGAATCATTGAATATAACGGAGTTTCAAAGACTCTTCATGAATGGGCAACAGAAATCGGAATAAGCGATCAATCTTTATCCAAACGCCTGCAAAAAAAATGGCCACTAGAAAAAGTTTTTGCTCCAAAGTCCAAATAGCTATTTTATGGGGAATTGGTTTTTAAATTCAGCAAATGCTTTATCAAAATCAATTCCCTTTTCTTTTGCAATGTTCCTTCCAAATTTCTCTATGCCTTGTATATCTCCTCTTTGAGCCATATTCATTATATTTCTTACCATTGGATTGCTCATGATCTGGTTGTTTCCCATAATGTTTTGCATAAACTGCTGTGGATTTTGAAACATCTGCATTAAATTCATCGGATTCATTCAGATTCACCATCCTTTTTCACTGTGGCAGTTCTTCCTTTTGTTCCTGGTCTGGCTATTGACAGTTCCAACCGGTCAATCTTTTCGGAAAGTTCGTTGAAGCGTCTCTCAAATACCTCTGTGACGTTCTGTACGAGTCCAGAAGCCATTTTATCTGCGTCAGCTTGGACTTCTTTGGGTGTATTTGGTTGAACCGGTTTATAGGTCAATGTGCGTATTGTTCCATCAGCACACCAACTTTTAACATAGATTTCTGACAAGTCCTGTTTTGGGAAGAAAGCTGCTGAACCGTCCATAGGCACACAATCAGCTGTCACGTTTTCGATTGCCTGCACGACCATTCCGTTAAGTCCCCTTGGCATCTGTTGCACTGGTGGAGTCTGTTGCTGAACCTGCTGTGCCGGAACTTCCGGCTGCTGAAATCTCGGCTGCATATACGGAAGATATGAATTTGCACCGTACTGCTGCTGTCCATATGTCATCTGAGGGTACATGTTATTCTGATACGGAACTGGCATCTTCTTTTACCTCCTCTAAAACTTTCTCAATTGCATGAATGACTTCTGATTGTGTCTGTAGATCAAGTCTCTGCAATTCTTTCCGGGCAAAAATCTTTTCTAAAATTTCATCTGAAAACATTCTTTTCTCCCTCCTTCTGTTTATATTCTGGCATAAAAAAAGAGAAGAAAATTTTCGTTTTCTTCTCATAATATTCTCAATTGCATAAGGCTTTTCGGTGTACCAATTACTGTACCAATTTTTATTTTTTTATAAATAGTTATAAATACTTATGTAATGTTAAATTCTCCAAAAAACGTTGATTTTTCAAGCTTTGTAGGCTTTTGAAAAATTATAAAAATTTTTGTAAAAATCCCCTCCTAACAACGATTCCTAATTTCATTTTCTCTATTTCCTCCTAAAATACCTTGATTTTCAAGGATTTTTCTTTGTTTATTTTTACTAGTGTACCAATTACTGTACCAATTTTTTCGTTCTATACTACTTTAAGAGCTTCTGCGACAAGATCCATCTCTTTTGTTTTTTCTTCCTCTGTAGCATCCACATACAAATTCATTGTGATTCCTATGTTTGAATGCCCAAGAATTTTTTGCAATGTCTTCGGAATCATACCAGCTTCAATACATCTGGTTGCAAATGTATGCCTTAATATATGCATGCAAAATTTTCTTATCTCTGCTTTATCGCATATTTTAAATAAGGCAGTGTCATATGTACTGTTTTTAACTGGCTCCCCTTTCCGCGAAAGAAAAACTTGATCTCTCCATTCAATATTGATAACTTTGATTTTGCTATTCTTTTCTTTCTGATCTTTAAGGATTCTAATAGCTTCATCCGTAAGAGGAATTGTCCTATAACCGGACTTGCTTTTTGGCGGCCCAACTCTCCACTCTCCTACCTTGTACCTGTATTCCATCGTCCTGGATATTGTAACCGTTCTTTTTCCGAAATCAATATCACTCCACTTCAGTCCTACAAGCTCTCCTGTTCTCAGCCCTGTTTGAAGCATAAATTTGTATTGATTTTCATAACTTTGTCCTGTCGCTGCCATTAAAAATTTTCTTTGCTCATCAATGGTAAGAGCAACTTTTTTTTCGGATGGTTTTCCCATGTCACTCTTTACAGATTTTTTACATGGATTACTTAAAATTACATCATTCTCTTTTGCAAATTCAAGCATGTTATAAAGAGTTATCCTTGTCTGATAGATTGTAGTAGTCTTATATCCCTGCTCGGCCATATCAGAAAAAATTTTCTGGCAGTGAATCGGTTTTACTTCTGAAAGAAGTTTTTTTCCTATAATTCCTTTAATATTTCTTTCATACCTTTCGGAATAATTTCTAACCGTGTTCGGCCTTACAGTTTGCTTCTTTATACCGATCCAATACTCATACCATGTATCCACAAGTATGTCAGAAGCATTCTCTATATCACTATGTTTGCTGATATAACTTGCATCTGCAATCCATTGCCTGCATTCCTGCAATTTTTTGAATCGCTTGGTTTTTCTAATTCCAAACTTATCGGTAAATCTTGCAACATACAATTTATCAGATTGCTGAGAAATCCCAACACCAAGCTCTTTTCCCTTCAAGTCTTTTCCCACGTTTCGCCTCTCCTTTCTTTATGAGAAAAGCCTTATGCAATTTTTTATATTATCACATAAGGCTCTAAAAGTCTACAATTCCACATTTTCAGAAATGTATTTCTCAAATTCTTTTCTTTTAATCAACCGCTTTTTCCCGACAAAAATTACAAATGTACATCTTGGATTATTGGAAATATCCCTTATTTTATTGATTCCTATGTTGCTGTACTCAGCAGCTTCTTCTAATGTAAGTGTCACTTTTTCCCATATTGGAACTTTTACGCTCATTTTATTATCTCCTACCTTTTCTTTGATTGAATGAATCCTACGGCATAGTGTAGACTTTGGAAGAAATGTTTCTAAACATATTTGATCCAAGCTCTTTCCGCGACAGAGCATATGGAAAATCACTTCTTCCTCTTCTGTAAAATTGGTTTTTTTAATTATAAGATCAACTTCCGGCTTACTTAGTCTGTTGAAGTTCGACCTCATAAGCCCTCCTGTTTCTGTGTAAAATCATGTCTTTTTCAAGGCAGATTCCACACTTTTTTCTTCCTGGAACTACTTTTAGTTTTCCGCATCTGGTGCATATACCCTTCGATACTCTTTCTGCATATAATTTTTTTTGTGTCTCACGAAAACGGTTTCTGTACTTTTCTTTCTGCTGATCGGTTGGTGGATTTTTTATGCCATACTCCCAGTGATACTCTCTGCATAATATGCATTGTTTCTCGTCTCCATACAACTTTTCTTTATGGCAGACCGGACAAATTCCGTTTTCCTTACAAAATTTTTTTGTTTCACCGCGATATTCTCTTTCTTTTTCCAAACACTCAGAACAATAATGTCCATCTCTATCTAGCGGTTTCCCACATCTAGGACACAGACCGCTTTCTTTTCTGCTTTTATATAGTTCAGCACTTCGTTCCTTTTGGCTTTTCATTTTATCTCGGAGTAAAGCCAGCTTTATTGTCCGGACAAACCTCTTCACTCCTTCCGATATTTATTTTTCTTCTATGCTATATTCATTGCTTTCTATTCCATCCAATTTCTGGTTTACCCGTCCTATAAGTTTTCTGATATTCTCCGGCATCTTCGCAACCGTATTCTCCCGTTCAATAATTGTTCGATAGCATCTGACAAAATGGCTACTCACAACACTTTCATTGTATTCTGTATCCATTGCCCAAGCATACAACTGATTTGAAGAGCCTACGGCTTTCTGCACAGATTCTGGCAACTTCTCATACTCTTCCCGACTATTATAAGCACTCCTTCTGATAGCCTTACTCACCAACGACCATGCTTCCATTTCATTCAAATCTTCCGGTTTAGTGAGCAATTGAATCTTTTCGATAATTTGACCGGGAGCTGGAGCAAAACCGCTTGTATTCTCCCTAACATATGCGACAAATGCGGTCTGAACCAACTTCCAATCGCAATCTACCAGAACAGCAAACCATACATTAACGGAGGCTGTCTTATCTATTGGGTTATAATTCGGATATGTAGCCTGAACCATTGCAAGCAATTTCTGCGTCTCTTCTCTCGTCATTAACTGTTTCCCCATTCATCTGCAAGACTTTTCTTGCGCTTCGCTGTGTTGATCTGGTTTAAGTATCCTTCGAACTTGCTGCAAAACAATGTTTCAGGCCGCAAGAACTTCTCCATATCAGTCCCCAGCCACTCCGCAGCTTTCTTGTCGATAACCTTTTTAAAATCCTCAACGGTATACTTTTCTCCGAATCTGGCATTTATATGTTTTTCGGTTACTTTGTTGTTTGGTCTATATGATGTTCCGCACACATCATTCATATAGGCAACAATTTCATTTATTTGCTCTCTTGTCACATATTTTCTTTTCAGTTTTTCCTGCTCCTTCAATGCTTTAATCGCCAGCTCTAACACTGCATTATGTTTTTCACATACTTCTTTTGACGGATTTGCAGGTGAGCCAACCATAAGATACCTGCCATTCAGATATTCAATAGCTTCTCTTTCTGTAACCTTCATAATTCAACAACCTCCAGTTCCACAAGCGCACATCTGCCACATAACTGCATTCCGTCCACTTTGTATAATTTTTCTACTTCATCCCCACACTCGTCGCAGATCAGCACTGCCGTATGTCTTCTAGGACAGCTATCTCCAAGGCAAGGATATGATTCCGTTGCACAACCACAGCATTCATCTCGTTCGGTTATCACTCCGTATTCCCTTCTTTCAAACAATCACTTACAAGCATATTTTCCTTGATTAGCTCATAAATAATATCAAGATATGTCCTGCGGTCTCTGTATCTGCAATTTGCGTCTTTATGTATTCTTGGGTCATTATCTATCCAATCATTAACATCAAAAATCACATTGCTCACAAAAAGCATTTTTACACCTCTTGCAACACAAAGGTAATAACAACCATTCTTGCCATATTCACCCTTGCACTTCTTAAATCCGAATTTTTCAAATTCTTTGGCTTTAACTTTTGGAATCAACATTACCATCACCCGCTTTCAATAAATCCATAAATTTCTCATACTGTTTCTGTGACACCTTATTATTAGCCTTATCCGCTCTCAGCTCGATTTTAAGGTGTTTTTCTGCTATAGACGATAATTCCCTAGCCATATTCTTTCTGCCCTGTTGTATGCCCTGCGAGTACGTCTTAGGCTGCTTGTACTGCCCTGTTACCTGTTTCCCTTTTCCTTGGCTGCCCGCTGTGACGTTATACATTTGAAAACCTTTATCCGCAAACGATTTAATAGTTTCAACTTCCTTATCATCCAATTCTGACTTAGGATATGTCCTGTAATCCAGTTTCCAGCCGTATGGATTCTCATTACTGTAAAATCCGTGTTTTTTAAGGCTTAATGCTATGTGGTCATACTCTCCTAAATGTGACGCGCATCTTTCCAGCAGATTTACTGCCTGTCCGCAATAAGCTCTCCTGATTCCAGCTTCATCAATCCTGTAAAATACATATATTCCACTGGAATCAGGGATGTCTGGACAAATTTTCTTAATTCTTTTTTCGCGCTCTGCTTTCATTGCAAACACTTTTCTAAAATCCTTTGTCAAATTCTCACATCCTTATCATTCTTCCTGATTTCAAGGTTAAATCCGCATTCCTGCCGGAGAACTTCGATCTGGTCGTCCCATGTGAAATAATCATCCATCAGGCATTCTGCCTGAAAATTAAATTCATGGATAAATCTGTCTAGTCTTGTTCGCCCAAAACCAAATTTTTCGTGAAGAATATATGCCGACAAAATAGTGACTGTATCAACTGTGTTGTTCTTTATCCGCATAATGCATTCATTCATAGCAGACTTGCTGACGGCACACGGAAGATCAACAATATTCCTCATCCTTAATTCTTCCTCAAGTCCTTCGACACCTTTTTCCTTGGCAATTCGTAGAGCCTGTGCCATGCCCTCCATTCTTGCCCGTTCTTCTTTATTTCGTGACATCATGCATCCTCCCAGCTTAGCTTTTGCCCACAGCACTGACAATAATTCCATCTTGCTGTAACTCCACAACCACATACAGGACAATATCCAGCTTTCCATATGTAGCTTGTTCCATATGGATCTTTTACGGGTTTCCTATTTTGTTTCTTCATAGCCTCCCGGCATTCTTCCGGTGTGCCGATTGCCATATATTCGCCCAACCGAAGGGATACATCTACAAAACGGGTTTGAAGTGTTCTCACTTGTTCCGGTGATAACGTGGTATTTCGGTACTGCCTCAGCTCTTCAACACAGTTCTCCAGATTATAATTTTCACCAAATAAATTTCTTGCTCGTTGCTCCAGTGATAAATATTGGCTTATGTCTTTGTCAATCATGGCTCTCCTCCATTTCTTCCAGCATTTTTTCTATCGGATTAACGATCGAGTTCAATACATAGCCTTCAAATTCCTCTTTCCAATATTTTTCTCTTTTCCAAAAAGGTCTTTCTTTAACCTCATGCATAATTCCAATGCAAGTGATAGCTGCACTCATTCCCCATCATCCATCACACGCTCTTTCATTACACCATCTAACAAATTCATTAAAACTCATGATTTTTCCTCCATTTTTCAAAACAAACACAATCGGGCGTTCTTTTTCTTCTATCAATCCATATTTCACTGCCAGCCGGTACCGGAACTCTTCCAGTTCAAAAGTGGACTTATACAAATTGCACTGCCTACATGCCGGAATAAAATTTGATATGTCGTTTAATTTCTCTGAATCCATATCACCCAGATATTCACCGTGCACATATACCGGCTTAAGGTGATCCACCTGTATGTCCTTATAGGCTATTTCGCAGCCACAGTAGCCGCATCTGTGATTGTATTTTTCATACAGTTCCAGTCTTGTCTTTTTCGGAATTGTTTTTCTGCTCATAGGGACTCCTCTATTTCTTTCAGCTTGGCTTCGGCTTCCTCGCGGGTAAGAAACACCCTCCAGCCAATATCACTTGATAAATAACTGTCTTCATACTTGATTCTATGATTACAATCATAATATCGTGTTTCAATGCTTATAGTTTTATCCCCAAAAATATTTTCAAAAGTTACTTCCGTAACCTGCATCTCAACAATTGGTTCTTTCACATATTCAACTACTTTATATAAGGAATCACCAGCCTTGCATGGCAACCGCACCAACAATCCCCGCTTTTCCAGATCTTCGAGTTCTGCCAGTTTATTACAACACTTACTATGTCCATTTGATCTTATTTCGGGATCTGGAATCGCCTGTCTGGTCTCGCCATCATCAATCCATTTCGTCAATCTCTCCATCCTACACCTCCAACAATTCCGGATTGTCGTACACGTTACCGACTATCTCAAAGTTTTCCGTATCAAACTTATCCAAATATTCTTTATTGTCGCATCCTGGTTCCTCTGTTTTCCATCCACTTTCATGCCATATTACTTTTTCTCTGGTAACATCTTCCGGAAATTTATCATCCAAGTGTCCCTCTAAGATATCGTTCTCCCAGATCTTCTTGCCGTTCTTGTCGATCAGTCCTGTATACTGGCAGATGGTTTCTGGATCAATTAAAAACTCACATTTTCCATCGTTTATGTGATTTTCGTCTTCCAAATACCCTTCTACCCATGTTCCATCTAAATGTTTGTTCTCCGGGCATACATGCATATGCTTCCCACGGAAAAGAATCTCTCTCATATCATACCTCCTGCGTTTTTTCACACCGCTCAAATTCTATTGCCCAGACCCACAATCAATCTTTTCTATGCTTTTTTCCATGACATTTATAGCATAGCCATATAACATCTAAAGGTTTTGAATAGTCATCATGATGTGCAGTCAATCTTACTTTTCTACCGCATTCCTCACAAAATTCTGGTTTTACAACATCACCACGTTTTACAGCATTATTTAATTTTCTCCTTGCTACATACTTTTCATCTTTTTCTCTTTCACGATTACGGTCACGCTCTCTGAATTTTTCGATATCTGCTTTTCTCGCACGTTCCATATACCTTTGATTATTTTCTCTTGCAGTATCCTTATTTCTCGTTCTTATGCTTTCTTTGCAATGGCATTTCTTACATTCTGGCGTAATCCCAAGAATCGTCCGCTTATTCTTATAAAATTCCTCATACGGTTTAAACTCTTTGCATATTCCGCATTGATATAATATAATACCGTCTTTTACAATAGTTTTTCTTCTCCTTGCGTTATTGACAATTCCTTTATGAGAATCACTCATTTTCTTTTTACTCTCTTCTGAATGTGGCATATCATGCATTTTGTATTTCCTCCGGCTTATCAATTTTCACAAATTCTATCACGAAAACGTAAGGATTCGCATCCCAGCCGTAGCGGTCAAGATCAGATTTCTTGATGGTGCTATTCCACAGTACCGAAAAAGCATATCTTTTTTCTTCTCCGTTCAGAACGAACGGTTCCTCTACTTCCGTGCCTTCTCTGTAAATCTGCTCTGATGTAATATCCTGCAACCGCTCTACTCTCACATTCGTAACCTTAAGCCAGATTCTCGCCGCTTCTTTCGGCATGTGGATGGATGGTCGCCACGGCGCATGATCGTGTGTCACCCCATTTTCATCAACATATGTATCGAACGGGATTGTATCTGTTGCTGCATAATAATATTTCCCCGTATCCTCAATGACCTGTTCATTTCCATCCAATTCATATAGATACTGCCATGTTTCCCGGACATACAGGATATCTCCCGGCTGATACGGCAATTTGTAAAACTTCTCGCCATATCCATCAGCATACAAGCCTCTGCAAGATATATATCCTTTTGGGGTAAACGCTGTATATCCCCATAATGCATCATCTGGAATAAATACTTTCGCAATCCGCCGTGTGCAGGTCTTCCGCCCGTCCGAAATCGCCCGAACCATTTCGGTGTTAAATAATATCGGCTTAATTGCCATCTACCCACCTCCATCTAAAATGAAATACTGCAAAATGAATCTGAATGTTGAAATTTTTATCAATCATTTCATACTGTGTGCTTATTCTGATTGTTGGTAGAATATATACATCTTGTATATCAGCCAAAAAGTCGAATCTGTCAAAATGCATCATACACCACCGCCTTTCACAATCTCGATTGCATCTTTCAAGGTTACAATTTCATACTGTTTAGTCCATCCCACTGGTTTTGCCAATGTGCTTCTATCTTCTAACTGCTTCATAACCGTGTCTGGGTCGTAGGCAGTGGGTTCTGTCTCAATCACATTCTGTACTGCTTCCAGTAAATCTTTCGCAAAACTCATAACCTCATCTTCATTTACATCATTCAGATATGTAAGATTATGTTTTTCTGCTAAATCGCTAATAGTCTCTTCTGTTCCACTTGTTTCTGAGAAGAAAAAATCTTTTACAGAATCCGCGTCAATCAGTCTCATCGCTGCCTCCTGTTCCATTCGGAAATTACCTCACTCAGGTTATATCCTGCCGGATAAGACATTACCGGCACAGGACAATCAGGATTGTTGCACTTTACCATATACATCATTCCTCCACTTGACCAATGTTCGATTTTTGGTGTTTTTCCGCAGAGATGGCACGGTTTAAGATTCTCCATCAGCTTTTACCCCCTTCTGTGCTGTTTTTATTTTCTTTATACATTCCGGGCAAAAATCGAAACCGTTCACTCTTGTTGTGCATTCAGTACATATTCTTCTGTCACAAGTCATAATGTGGTTTTCAAGTCCTAGATTTCTCGCATATGGCGCAATGATCTTTCCTCTCGGCATGTCACACAGCAACGTTGCTTTTCTTTTTCGGCAAAACTGGCAAAGATCATCTTCTGGGATAAACTCAACCACTTTATTCATACTCATTCTCCTTTCCACGGCTCCGGCAGTGGCATCCAGGCTATAACGCATCAATCCTCATCAATGTTTATATTTGCTTTTAGGAAATACTTCTTCCAGATTTACACCATACATGCTTGTTATATCTTCCAAATTAAAGAAAACATAGTCGCATCCAACTTTTGCGTCTATCCCACCCTCGTCAAATGCACATGCCCCAAATATTTTTCGGATTCTTTCCATGAAATCCTTAAGCCATATAATGTTTATCCAAACGCAAAATTCCGTATCATTGATCCATCCAAATTCGTCAACATATGAAATATCTGGATCATCTTCCTCTGGTGTCATGATAAGTTTGTATAATTCTAACTCGTAATTCATTTCCATCCTCCAATTCATCAGCCTAGTTAAATTAACTCGTTAATTGAGTTAACTTGAGTTAATTTGAGTTACGCAAACCGGAGCTGACCGGTCTGTTCTGTCTGTATCCGCATATTAGGCATTCTCTCCGCCACACAAAGCTCTGGCAGATTAGCTCTGACCATTGCTGCCGGAATCGGTGGGCATACCGCATTTCCACAACGCTTGACCTGCTCTGCTCTCGGATATATCTTTCCGGTGTAATCATGATCTATTATGTAATCTTCCGGGAATCCCTGGCATCCGTACAGTTCCCGTGGTTCCAGCATCCGCAGTCCAATATCTACGATTTGATAATCTGTCCCGTTGATAGTCACCAGTCCGAAACGATCCTGCGCTGTCACAGTATCCAGCGGAGCCTTGATATCCTGTCCGGTGCCTTGCCCGTAATACTTAATCAAAAAGGCTCTGACCTCTCCGAAGTGCCCGTCGCCGGCTGTAATTGTAGGTATCGGATCCCTCACGTCCCGGCCGTCGCAGTGATTATTCATCTGGATCAGGTTTTCCGTCACCACGCTGTTATGATCCCATGAGGTAACTGTCGGCAATGGCTTCTCCATGCTCTCTCCTGCTCCCTTGTAGCCACCGTCATAGTACTTGTGCAGGAATGAGGTAACCAACCCGTATCGGTTTGATCCATCAACGGTCATGATCGGATCTTTAATCGTCTGTCCACGGACTTCTCCCTGCGCTGTCTCCGAATGATACTGGATCATGTAGGGTTCTACCACACCGTACCCGTGCTTCCCGGTGATTGTGGGCATCGGCTCCCGGATATCATTTGGTCTGCGCTCGCCGCCGTGATTGCACTGGATAATAAACGGCTCTGGATTCTCAAGCACAAACTTTTTCAGTCCTCTTGCAATCCGCTCCATCGTCTTTTGTGCCAATGGGCGTACCGCCCGAATCCCGTACTTTTCCTTGATCTCCTCGGATGTATCAAATATGCTTGGACATGGCAATGAAAAGTCAAGCTGTGTATATGCTCCAACGTATGGTTTTAATAATCCTGCCTTTACCTCTTCACTGTCTGCTGGTGCGTGTGTCGGCTCCGGCCAGACAATCGGCTTGCCATCACATCGGGCGATCATGAAAAATCTCTTTCGCATGGTCGGTGCACCATAATCGGCAGCAATCAGTTCTTTAAATTCTACAGTGTACCCCAGATCATTTAGCTGCTGTACAAATTTTTCAAATGTTTTTCCCTGCTTTGCCTTAATCGGATGATGCCCTCTGTTCAACGGTCCCCATGTCTTGAACTCTTCCACATTTTCAAGCATGATGACTCTCGGTCGAACCAGTCCCGCCCATCGGCAGGCTACCCATGCAAGACCTCTGATATTCTTGTCCTTTGGCTTACCGCCTTTAGCTTTTGAAAAATGCTTACAGTCCGGTGAAAACCATGCCAGACCTACTGGGTTCCCATTGCAGGCTTTTACTGGATCTACCTGCCATACATCCTCACAATAATGTTTCGTGTTAGGATGATTCATCTTGTGCATTCGGATGGCTTCTGGATCATGATTGATGGCTATGTCCACACTGTATCCTGTTGCCAGCTCAATACCAGTGGAAGCACCGCCACCACCAGCAAAATTATCTACTATCAACTCACCGTGAATCATCTTTTCGCATTCTCCTCATCTGCCGGTTCTCAGTAGGCACTAAATGCGCCTGCTTCCCGTATCTGCTCATACCTACCAGCTGTCCTGCTGCCTTGGTCTTGGAATATCTTGATTTACTCATGGCATCACCTCCGGGAAGTCTGTGATCTCCATCTGACCGTCACCATCAAACACCAGCATTTCATTTTTCGCCCTGGTGTAAAAATTCCGGTCAATCTCAAACCCGTAGGCATTCCGCCCAAGTTCTGCCGCCGCCCGGAGTGTTGAGCCGGAGCCACAGCACGGATCAATCACCACATCACCCGGATCCGTAAAGATCTCTATCAGCCTCTTCAGGACTGTGACAGGCTTCTGCGCCGGGTGGATCTTTGGGATATCCTTCCCGTCTTTCGTCCACTCAAACCAGTTGAATACCATCTTCCCGGTGCCTCGGATTGTCTTGCCTTTCTCGTCCTGCTGTGCGCCGTTGCGGAACTTCGGGAGCCTGTCCCGATAGAATACCAGGGCATACTCCGTGGCTCCTACCACCCGCATATTCGCTTTGAGCACCTGCGGACTGTAGTTTTTTACAAATACAAGCGGTATGTAATGGATGAATCGGTGCTTCTTTGCTGCCTTGATAAGAGTCTCGCACTGCTCAAACGCACAGAACACAATCATGCACGGGCTGTCACTGCTCCGCCCTCTCACGGATTTTTTAGCGTCCTCTTTCCTCAGCATCCTAGAACAGAAATGGAAGTACTCATACAGATTGAAGTTGTAATCTGAATTGAATGCTGCCTTTCCTGCTAGCTTGCTCTCACCATTGGAATTGTCGCCTCCTTTGTACCACATTGGGTTACTTCCGTAGAAATTATTTCCAACATTGTATGGCACATCTGCAATAATCAACTGTGCTCTTGGTATTCCGTACTTTTTGTAATTCTGCATCGAATCACGGTAAATCTCACATTTTGTTTTCATTTTCCAAAGGAGACCGCATATGCTTCACTCTGGCCAGAGTCTCGTCTCCTTTCTGTTCAATTATTTTTTCCGCTTGCTACCGCAATACGGGCAATACTCAAACGGCGCATTCACCGGATCCCGGTATTCCATGTCACACACACCGCAAATGGTATATGTAAATTTATAGTCCGCTCCAGCTTCCTCCAGTTCAAACAGCTTTGCCAGTGCCGTATCAATAACCTGCGTGATCCGCGGTTTTCGGCATCTAATGACCTTAGAGCCAACAACTCGGAAATGCCGATCATCAACGTATTCGGTCAATCTGTCTACTACTTTCATTTCTTTTTCCTCTTTCTCGGCTGGTACTTGTCGCACCAGCCTACTTCACAGTTTCTGTGATTACCAGTCATTGAGTAGTAGCCACATGTTACATTTGCATTGTTACCCCATTCACTGAATCTGCATTTTTTACAGACATGAATGGTCGTCTTTATCATTGCCATCACAGCCTCCTGCAAAATGTAATTCCATCAGATCCGCAATCATCAGGTATTCCTGCGCGTATTTGCTTTCCCCATGAGTTTCCAGTACATTTTCTCGAAATTCTTCCAGTGTTCCGTAAAAGAATCCGCATTTGGCTCCCACAGATCCGTCTTTCTGGCGGAAGAATGTAATTGTCTGCTGCTCACTGCCAAACCCTCCGACTATTGCATAATCCAGATTTTCGGCGACACATGCATTTCCATAGACCTGTGCATTTCCAGAGATCCATGCATTTCCAT